TCACTTTCTAATCTTTTTAAGATTTCTTTTTTTTCTTTACTTGTCATAAGGTTTTTAAAGTTGCAGCAGGTATTTCATATTTACCTTTAATAGCATCTAAACTTCCCCCTGCTTTTAGGAAAGCTTTAGCTTTGTCTAGACGCTTGACCCTCTAATTTAGGTTTAGCTTTTTCAGCTTTACCGTGATCGGCATCTTGAGTGTCATCTATTAGAAATAAATTTCCAAGTGCATACTTTTTTCCATAACTAGAAGCACTACCGAACTTTTGCGGCATTTGCATTCCTTTTTGTAATAAGTCTACACCGACAATAGCTGTAGCATGTATAGCATCTTTGCCATCGGTTACTGTAGCTGTTGACTTAATAATTGGAAAGTCACTTGTGTCAATTAATTCTTCACTGACTGTTACTGATACTCCTAACCTTAATAGAAAGGGTTTTGTTGCTTCAAGAATGTCTTCGGCGGATCTGAAGTTGTACTTGCCGAATGAGTTAAATCTACTTTTTTTCGATTTGAACTCCGTTTGGATGGTCGCTAATTTTTCGTTTATGTTCATTCGTTCTTAATTAAATCGCTTATATATATAATTACATATACAAACAGGGTTTTACAATTATTTTTACTTTAATCTAAAGGAAGTCAAGCACTTGCGTGTGGTCAACAGAGTCGATTAATTTATTCACAGCTTGCTTTTTAAGCTCTGAAACTCTTACATAACCACTAGGGCCAGTCATATTTAATACCTCAGCTATTTCTTTGCCTGGTAGTTTTTCGCAGTCAAGCCCATAGCTAAGCCTTAGTACTTCATATTCATTATCGCTTAAATACTTTTTACATAAGCTAGTTAAGTAAACATTCATCAACGCTATATTATAAGGTTCAGATTCATCTGGTATTTGAAACGCAAAGTTATCGTCATCTTCATTAGCTGGTATATCAATACTCAAAAATATACTATTAAAAAACATAGCTACTAAAGCTTTATCTTTACCAAAGTCTTTTCTTATCTCATTTAACTTGTACTCGGGTATACGAATATTACCTCTATTAATGTCTATAGCGCGTCTAATTGATCCTTTAATACGTTTAGCTAAGAATGATTTTAATGTCTTCTCAGGATCGTTAGATTCAATTACTCTGTTCATATCTAGTTTACCTATAGCTTTAACTAAACCTATAGAACCTTCTTGTATTAAGTCATTAATACTTAAAACTCCTGATGCTTGATCAGAAGTTGAAAACTTTCTAGCTATGTTCTCTGTTAAAGGTAAAAACTTTATAATTAGTTCTTCTTTAGTATACTCGTCCCAAAATTTACCTTCAAGCCGAGCAATAGATTGTTTAACATCAGCTTTGTATCTTACATAGTTTTGTATGTTATATTTTTTCATGTTCTTCTATCCTATTAAATGCTTTTGCCATTAAATTGTCATTAGCATAGTGTATATTACCTATCTTCGCCATCCATTCGTTGAATTCTTGTGTCATAATTGTTGGTTTAGTAGTTCTTTTTCTTTTTTAAGTTCATTACTCATATTTCTATATATAGTTCTAGTAGAACAACCTAAAACGTTTGATAGCTTTGTCATAGTTATTTTTTCGTCAGCGTGATTAATCAAAATCATTGCATCGTAAATTTCACTATTAGATATTTTAGATCTTCCTACTAACGTACCTACTATAGCAAGCTTTTGTCGCATTTCAAGACCGGTAAAGTCTTTGAATATTACTTTACGCAACTTATTAGGAGGTGGAGTTTCCAAATCCATTAAAGATACGTCGTATATCATGCTCTGTAATAACTGTTCTGAAACTTTAAAAGTAACAAAACCACATTTCTTATTACATATATATTTAGACAGTGCTTCAAAGCCTTCTTGATCCATTTGAGGATTCAAGTACCATAATACATACAAATGCCATTTAAGTCCTCTATATGTGTTTATTTTAGCTTTAGAATTAAACAATGCATAACATTGTCGAGTACCCTCTTCGTAATAATAACCCCATTCAAATATATCTGTGGGTTTATCAGTCGTAGGATCTCGTCTATATATTATTTTGTGACGTTCTAAATAAGATGTATCTCTTGTATAATGCGACATTAGCTTCTTACTATTAAATAATTAACAAGCTATCGTCACACTTTCGTAATCGATGCTTCAGTTGTTTGTTTTCGGGTTTCTATATATTTATTTTTAATAAATATTTTTTTTACAGGTTATATAATTCTTTTTCTAGTTTAATTAGATCTGCTTCCACGTCAGACAATAATTCATACTTCTCATTCATTATATATGAATTTCGTAACGCTTTTAGTTCTTTTATTTTCATTTCTAGTTTTGCTTTATCGCTTAACTTAGGTTTAATATTTCTAACCTCTTCAAATTCTTCGTAGAATTGTTTATCCCACTCTTGTTGCTTAGCTACTAGTTTATCCATAACTTTTACAGCTATGATCTCAGCTAACTTATTTATTTGATCTTCAGTCATTTATGATCTTGTTATTAGTTGTTCGTTACTATTTCGCACCGTGTGCTTTTCATTTTCATAATAATTCCAGTAGGCATCAACACTACATTCAGCTTTATATTCGTCAGGCATACACTGAGGAGGTTGAGCAAATGCATCGTCAGATATACCATTAGGTAAAGTGTATAGCACTTCACGGCATTTAGCGATAGTCAAATGTTCTTTGCCATAACGTTTAGTATACTCAGCTCCTAGAGCTAACATATGTTCGTATGCCCACATATATGCTTCGGCAGATGATCTAACCCATATAGCTGACGGATGATTTTTATGTGTAGCTTTATAAGGTATATCGATTGACGTACCGAGTTCGTGATGCGCAGTACATAACAATTGTGCAGTTTCAAGAATCATTTTGACTACATGCTTGTTATACTGTACTTGTGCGGCTTTTTTAGGACAGTGTGATAGATAAAATATATTCATATTAGTTTGTGAAGTTAAATTTGTTTTTAATAAATTTGTTAAAGAATTTACCTTTAGATCTAGCTTCAATCAAACCGCTAAACGTATGATAGGGTACGCTTACGTAGTTGTATATACCTGATGGTAAAGTAATTGTTAACTTTTGAGTTTCGTAATTGTACACAGCGTTAACTATAGCACTTGAGTCGAATTGGTAGATCGCTTTAAAATTGTTGTTCATAAGTTTTTGTTTTTGTTTATTATATTATCGTTTATTGTTCGTGTTTGTAAATTATTTACTGTGCTTAAAACTAGATAAACGCAATATGTCGTCAGCTAATTTCTCAGCGTATATGCGTCTAGTGTAGATACGTTCCATTATTAATTTTATTAATTCTTCTCTCTCCATACTGCGTTTATCATTTACGTTATTGTTAATTTGTTTTAATACTAAATTATTACTCATAAAATTCTTTTATTGTTTTATGGTGGTAACCCATAGCTTTAACTATTTCTAGCCATAACTCATGGAGCTCTTCAAGAGTTAAATCTGAATGATCTATTTGTGTAGAGATTTCTTTATTATAAAACTCTAATGTAATTTTTAAAGGTTCTTTGTGCATAATTTATTATTTTAGTGAAATACTAACCCTACTTTATTTGTATCATTAAACCATCTAGTAGCCATTAGATCAGTAGATGAAGCGTCAGTATAGCCAGCAGAAATAAGATCGCTATGACTAGAAAATATTTTGGTGTGTCTGTGTTTTCTTTCATCTATTAAATGTTTTTGCTTTCCTGAATCAGAAAATATTATATCATAATTACTTGGCAATGAAGCTTTTAGCATCATATCGATCATATTGGTGTAACTGTAAAACCGCACGTCGGGATTGTCGTTTGCAATCTTGATCCACTTTTTTAGATACGCAGTAGAGTAATAATCTCCGCTATCGTGGACTCTCACGTAATCAGGTTTCTTCTTACGTATTTCGTTATTCATCGCATCGACAAAGTCATCTGTCTTGCTAAGTTCATAACGGTTTTCAAACGCCGGTTTTACATTACTCCAGATGTAGGCTCCTTTCTTGGCATAACAGAATTTTATGCATCCGTCAGCCATTGGGCACGTTAGTTTCCCACTTGACGATTTGTAGGCAGGAATACCAAAGTTAAAGACCCGAAGCCCGAGTACTTTTGATGTTTTTTTAAGTTTAGAGTTTTGTGTTAGTAAATTCATAATTATTCTTCGTTATCTTTTTTTCGCATTTGCCAGTCTAGGTATATAGGACCTATAAAAGTTAGAGCAAATACAGCCAGTAGCATTAAATTTATTGGGTTCATACAAATATATTATCAGTTATTGATCGTGTCTAGTTTGTAAATTAATCGAGTAGCACCATATATGCTTCGGTATTATTTTTACGAAACCAGCTTAACGCTTTGTTAAAGTCGTTTACTTGCTTGGGTGTCACTGTTTTAGGTGCGACCTCCATTATGTATTGGCATCCGAGAATAAAGTCGTACATAGACAACTCGATACCGGTAAGTGTATAGCATTGACCGCTAAAAGGGTTTGTAACTTCTTCACCTTGATCGTAGATCATACCTTTAAACCATTTAGGTACTGTTTGTTCTTTAGTCTTGTTGCTCATAACCTTCATCTATTAATTCGTCAATAATTTCTTCTTCAAACTTTTCTGATAAATATATAAATAAATTCTCAATAGCTCCGTCAATAAAGTCTTGGTAAAGATCGTCTACATATATTATCTCAGGGTAATCTTCATCACCGTTGGAATACTTGATTTGTTCTTCAAGTACATCAGCGAGATCACTATCATAGTAGTATATATCTTCACATACACTTATGTTGTCAGTGTCGTCGGTAGCTACATACACAGAGTAACCGTCTTTAGTAGTTTCTTCATATATATAATATGATGCTCTACTAGTCCAGTCGCTAGTTAGCTCAACGCCATAATGGTTTAATACGTTTGTTCTAGCAACCTCGTCGTCTTCTGTTTGTTTATCACCGAAACCTTTAGCTTCTAAACGTTCGTTGATCAATTCGTCTGTTATATATTTAGTTTTATTCATTTTTTTCTATTAATTCAGCAATGTAATTCCACACTTTTAACTCTACTTTATTACTATCTAAGATCATTCTCATTTCTTCTTCAGTTATATCGCCGCCGTAGTTGCCGGTCATTAACGATGTTTTGTTGTCAGTTATTTCGAATGTAAGCATAGACATTTTAGCGAAAGCTTTATCACTTGCTCGGTTATGTATATCTTGTTTAGTCATCATACTCTGTTATAAATAGGTTATCGCCGTGTTTTAGATCCCATATAGACGTTTTCAATAACGTTATGTCAGAGAATGTGTATAGCGTACTTATTTCACTCATAGTTAGATCTTGATAAAAAACTTTTGATGAAAGGTTTTTAAAGATATTATCAACAGTACTAGTGTACTGAGAGGTGTTTGCTTCTAATCTTAGTTTAATTTCAGGTTTAAGGCGTTCTAGTAATGTTTTCATATTATTATATTTAGTTTGTTACAATTATATTATCAATAGTTGTTCGTATTTAGTTTGTAAATTATATTAAATCCCATAAGTAATCAGGTTCTAATCGGTACTCTTCGAATAATATTGTTTCAGCGTCTTCGCCTTTATACACTCTAGATCGTATATCTTTGATCTCTAGATCTGCCTCAATACCGGTCATACCGTCGCGTTCCATTAACACTTGTTTAAGTTCGTTTCTCATTAGTCTTGGTATTTTTTAAGTGTCATACTATTTACTTTGTCAATGATCTCATTACCCACCATAGTAAAATAACCCGGTGCATATATAGATCTTTTACCGTCAGCTTCGGCAGCTAACACATCTTTTTCTGCTTCTTCAATAGCGTGTCTCAACGCTGTTTGGATAAAATACTTTTCGAATCCGTTAAATTTAGTCTTACTCATATTATTTAGTTTTATAGGTTGTTTGTTTAAAATATGCTTTTTCAAATTCCGCCATTAATTCGGCTGTAAATTGGTTGAAAGTGTTTATACCGTATAGTTTTTCATAGATCTCTTTAAAGCCGTTGTATTTGCATCTTTTATTGTCTATTGAAAAATCTAATTCAATGTCGGATATGTCGTGACTATTGGTGCAATCTTGAGACACCATACTCCATACACTTGCATTGACTTGAAACAATCCTAAGTCTTTAGTAAATTTAGTGAACACACTAAAATCTACAACTTCATCTACTTTTTTAATTTTACTCATAATATTTAATTTTAAATTAGTAACTAGCGAGGGAATCGAACCCTCATACTCGTCAGTAGTGTTGCTTCGGGTCTCTGGCTTTGAAGAGTATTCAAAGGTGCTTGTACCACTAGCGCTCCATACCTAGTTGCCGGCTATTACGTGATCGTTAATCGTATCTGTCGCCTATTACTCACATTTATAACTAACTACCACCGCTGTGCCGCTGGGTTCGTAGATTATAACTTGTTGAGTCTTATCGTTATTCAATTATATTATCGATCCGCTATCGTGTTTAGTTTGTAAATACATTTGCTTGATTGCAAGGTGCATTACTTTAGAGTGTATAGCACCGTATTCGTCGCCGTCTTGAGGGAAATCCGCTAGTTGCCAATCAACACTATCTTCCATTAATTCTAGTGTGACATCGGCCACTCCTTGTGCTATTTCTTCTAATTTATTTTCCATGTTGTTTTCCATTTACGTTTAGTGTATATATATCTCATTATTTATTTTCGTCATATTTTACTTTAGCTTCGAAGTAGATCCACATTACTTTGTCGATAAACTCTAACTCACTCATTTCAACTCTTAATTTCAAAAGATCGTTTTTCATAGTGTCATAGAATTCACTCATACCTCTATCGATCTCGCACCACTTAATTTTAAAGTGTTCGTACTCGTCACCTTGCATGAAGTTTAAACCTAAGTAACCACTTGCATATCGTTCGATGTAGATCCACCGATCGGATTCGGCATACCATATATGTTCTACCGCATTTAATTTATCATTTGTTTTCATAGTATTCATTAGTTTTTAGGTACATAAGTTAATCCTTTGTGGTTGAACCACTCTGTAATTCCGTCTTGTTCTTCGTTGTCGTCGTAGATAAAAGCGAAGCGAGATGGTAATTCACCGACGTTATAACCTTTGTATTTTCTACCGTCTAATTTAATTTCGTTTGATTTTAGGTACTTGATGGTCGGGATGTCATTTGAGTATACTTTCATATCTTTTATTATTTTAAGTTCATATATATTATCGATCGGTAATCGTATTTAGTTTGTAAATTGTTTTACTGGTTCGTTGTAGTGATTCCATAGAGCGGTGTGTGAGTGCTTTCTACCGCGACTCCCCGCACCTTTTGCTTTGGTCTTAATACTTTTGTACTGTTTTTCCGTTACTCCACTACAAGATCCGTTGATCGCAACGACATTGTTACGACGTATAGCATTCGCTACTTTTTGGTTTTTAACGTATTCGCACGCTTCTTTCATTGTCATCATAGTTGTTTAATTTTAGTTCTTATAGATTCACACGCATTTAACCGTTCTTGCCACATATCACCGCGTAGTTCACGTTCTTGCATTAGGTCTTGTATTTCTTCTTCCATATGGTCTAACGCGACCAATAGTACATTTGTTTCCGTGTTTGATAGTTCCATATTATACTTTATTATTATTGATTAACCACATTAATTGTGCATACTCTTCATACTCTAATTCACTTGAAAATTCGTAAAATTCTTTCATATATAGTTATTTTATAAATCCTTCACTATTTTGGTCAATAAATTGTTTTAACAATTCTTCTAGTTTTACGGTTTGATAAGGTGATATATCTCCGTGTTTTAGATCGAAATCTTCGGTTATTGATGTAAAATCAATATAGTTTAGTAGGTTATTTTCCATTTTTAATAGTATTTTACTTTAGTTCCTTTGTTGTTAGAGTTCATGAAGGGAGTTCCGAAAGCTAAGTGATTTAGTAATTTAAGTTCGTTAGGTGTTATAGTTCCTTCTTGCAACTTTTGGTGTAATTCTTCGTATTGCTCCATATTTATTGGTATTTTACAGTGGACATAGTATATAGTCAACTTAGTTATTAATTATTGTTTGTTACACTATTATTATCAATACTCTATCGTATTTAGTTTGTAAATTCAAATAGGTGTACTTTTATTTCATCGATCGAATAGTGTTGTAGTTGTAACTCACCTCTTCTCTAGGTCCAAATCCCTTGGTATACCTGCAATTTCTTCGAATTCAGCGTTAGTTATTTCACCTTTCATCAACTTTAAGTAGTCGGTAGTAATATCTCTCCTAGGTTATTCGGTTTAAAACGATCATTTAGTTAGTTTTTAGTAGTTATTGTTAGTATTTTAATTCATATATATTATCAAAAGGTGTTCGTGTCGACTTTGTAAATGCTATACATCAAATAAACGGTAATTTTCACTAGAAAATCTAATAGATCGCTGAAAGTTAGGTGATGCTATACACTTTGGTGTAGGACGGAGTCTACTCTTCCGATCATATTTCAAGATCAGGCTCCATATTCGTTACTTTATTTAGGTAACGGCTGGGAAAATTAAACAGTGTGACAATAGCCTGTTATATATTATAATAGTAGGCTACTGTCGCATTATTAAGATGAGGTTCCGAACTGATCGATAGCTTTTTGCATCTGCTCTTGAGCTTCGGTCCATTGCAGATCAGCAACTGTTTTCCAAAAGTATGATTCGTATGTTGATCCGTCTTGTCTTGTTATAATCTTTTTTTCGTACATAGTATTATTGTTTTATTGAATGAATTGCTTTAGCGCATTAGTTTTAATTCGTTTATTACTTTCGTGATTACTTTTTTCATGTTATTATAGTTTGTTAATTAATTCTTTGAACTGTCTTCTGTTTATTTTCTTACTATTTGCTAAAGTCCATAGTAATGCGATTCTATCGTTTTTATTTTCCAGATCGGTTATAATATTTTTTAAGTATTCGGTTTGTTTTGATCGTGTATTCATAATTTATTTGTTATTCGTATATATTATCAGTTACTATTCGTATTCAGTTTGTAAAGGAAGATGGATTAGGGGTTTCCATCAAGGGAGGTTATTTAGTTACCTCGACTTCTTGATCAATGATCTCGGCTAGATGCCTAACATTGGTTGGTAAGTTAGTTGATTGAGACCAGTATCCTCGTTTGATCCAACATGGCATTATACTTAGTTTAGGTAACATCGCTTCAAGTATGGTATCGTGGTTGTACGTTACAACTTGATTTTTGTTGTTGACGAATTTGATTACTTGGTTTCGTCCGAGCCATGATTTTCTTACTACGAAGTTCTTACGTTCGATTGGTGGAAAGATCTTTGCTTTCTCTTCGTTAGTCATGTTTGCGATCGCTTGAGTCATTAATTCTTGATTAGTCATAATTTAATTTATTTAGTTATTATTATTATTTACTTAGTTACATTTATATTATCAGTAGTACTTCGTATCTACTTTGTAATTATACTTTGATTTCGATGGCTCCTCGAGGGGAGGTTTAATCTATGGATTGATTAATTATAGATTGTATTGTTTTTAATGTTGATTGATCTTTTGGATTATTTTGAAGATAAGTATGAAATACTTTTTCAATGTTGTTGAAATCTTTTGAAGTAATGTTAATTGATTTTGTTAAAGACATTTTTATTATTTTTAAATTATTATTATTAATTTCTTTATTCACTTATATTATCAAATATACTTCGTATCTACTTTGTAAATGCTATACGCTTTGCTACGCTCCGCTTCCATCAAGGGAGGTTGTCAAGCACAAGCATCAGAGACCAGGACCAGATCAGACCAGCACAGGATCAAGCGCACGCCGCAGCAGTACAAGTCCCGAATACCTCAACATATTGCAGGAAAACCATACGAAAGGCAAAAGCCTATCCCGAAAGCGTAAAAACACACGGGGACTGGGTCAAAACAAAACGGGTTTATTATTTTTTTATGTCAGTAGAATATAGTATATAACCCCATAGTTCCCTGTATCTAACAAAAAATTTTTTATTAAAAATTCTAAAGATCCGCAGTGCGACAATAGGTAGTTATATATAATAGTAAGAGGCTAACGTCGCATTATGAGAGCATGTAAATATACGGTATCGCGTGTGAGTATATAAGGTATGGGAAAACAAAAACTATCACCCGGCGCAAGAGCTAGAAAAGCAGAAAGAGACTTATGTTATGCCAAAGGCTGGGTGTGGAACCCAGAAACAGGTACATGCTCTAAATCTGGCAGTGGAAGATCAACATCTCAACACAAGAGAAAAGAGAAAAAGGCAGAAAACCAGAGGATAGGGCAAAATAGTACATCGGACATACATCATGTTAATGGTAAAGTAGGTAATACTAAAAGAGTTTCTATATCTAGCAATAGAGATACATTTAAAAACGGTGATCGTAAGAGAAAGAAGAAAACAACTAAAAAATAACACATGGCAATAATTTATTCATACCCGACGGTAACTCCTGAGTCGGGGGATTTAATAGTAGGTACTGATATTACAGGTAAAGTAACAAAAAACTTTACAGTAGGATCAATAATTGACTTGGCAGAAAAACCTGATAATGTAAACGGTACAGTTAACACAATACCTGTATTTACAGATGCCAGGGCCATAGGTGACTCTGCTATTAAACAACATAATGGTAACAATATTACTATAGGGATACCGATAAGAGTTAATGATCCTGAATTGGGAGCTAACTATACTTTATCTGTGGGTAACGGCAATGTCTTTATAGCGAGCACAACAAAACTCTTGGCTGTAGGGGTTGATAACCAAGTAACATCGACAGATGTTTCAGACTCAGCTGTTATAGGTATAGATAATCGAGCTAACAGTAGTTATTCATTAACCGTTGGGCAAAGGAACCAAACAAATAGCGGAACTAGCTTTGTGGCTGGTGTTGATAATGTTACTTCTTCAGGCGTTCCAAGACAATTTGTAATTGGTAGAGATAACACCGTAGATTCTATTGACACTATTGTTTTAGGTGATAGAAATATAGTTGCGGAAACAGGTGATGGTTTTGGGTCTATACTGGTATTTGGGCACTTAAACAATGTTTTAGGTGATCGTATAGTTTGTTTAGGTACGAATAATATTGTAAACAGCGACAATCAAGGGGCTTATACTATTGGTGCTGGTAATAGTTCTACTGCTGATAGAACATATTCAGTTGGTCAACAAAATGCAATTACTGGTGATGAGTCATATGCTTTTGGAAAGTCTAATACAGTTGTAGGTTCTGCATCTGCGGCCGTTGGTACTAACAATAGCCTCAATGCCTCTGAAAAAGCATATGCATTTGGTTTTGGAAATTATAATATTAATTTTAAATCATTTGCAATAGGAGATCACAACGATGTTTTAGACAAAAAAAGAACTTATTTAATCGGTAGAGAAAATAAACCCGCTACGGACAATACTATTATTCTAGGGCAATTTTCTGACCCTACTGTTCTTAGGTCTGATAACCCAAACGGCAGGTCAACCGTAGCTTTCGGGGTTGGGGTAAACAATGAAACAAGACGAACAGCTTGGGAGTTCAGGGGCAAACCAACATCCGCGGGCGATACAAGTGCGGGTGACTCTATGCAGATTATGGCGTGGGCTTTGCTCTATAGCTCTTCTTATACGGATGACACGGCAGCAGCGGCAGGCGGAGTTGAAGTAGGACAATTATATAGAACTGGAAGTACAGTTAAAATAAGAATGACATAAAATAAAACAAATGGCAAATTGGAAAGTATTAGAAATGAATCATCGAGTATCAGATGGGTATGTAGCGGAAGTTACTACGGTATGCGAAAAAACAGACGGTCCTGGTTATGCTCGTGAAGTGTTTATTAGTGAATACAAGGGTGTACCGGGGGACTGACTATATTCCCTATGAAGATCTTACTGAAGAAGTAGTATTGGGCTGGGTTAAAGATGATCTGGGGGCAATAGGTTGTTTTACAAACAGAAACAAATATAGACGCAGCAGCTTTAGCTAACAAGGAAGCTATTGTGAATCCTCCGCTTAAAAAGGGGATACCATGGGTGTAAAAAAGAAAAAAACAAACAAAAAGTAATATATGGCTACAATATACAGTTATCCTAGAGTAGAAAACTTAACTGGAGATGATGTGTTGCTTTTATCAGATTCCACAGAAGAGCAACGTACTCTTTCTGTATCGATAGGTCAGGTAGCGGACTATGTATCTGGCTTTATTCAATTAGGTAATAACCCATCTGCTATAGACTTCGTTTCAGAACTTCAGGATTATATGAGTATTGAAGATAACGTTTTAACTATAGGGGGATATGCGACCGCAGGATCCGTAGATACTATATCTTCCGGCTTAGCCGAATTAAAAATTGAAACACAAGCTAATTTAAACGGAGCTATTAGTCGGATAGAGATGCAGGTACAAACAGATTACCAAAGCTATGTAAACGGAAGGCTGGCTTCATATTCTGATACAGTAGCTGTGCAAGGTTTAATGAGCGAATCTACAGCTGATTTGGCAAGCGCTGAATCTTTTACCATACTGCAAAGCGAATTAGGTACGTTTGACGAAAACGGTAACTTAGTATCTCTTTCTGAGTCATTTGCTAATAATGTACTTAGCACTTCAAACACAGAAAACTTAGCAAGAACGTCTGATGTAACAAATCTTACCTCACGGATTTTTGATACTGAAACAGGGTTATTGTCTGAGTCATTTGCAAATAGCGTAATGTCTACAGAAAACACAACTGACTACGCTACATCGCAAAGCGTAACAAATCTCTCTTCAACTGTTTCTACTAAACCAAATATATTTAGGCAAAATGATATACCTGCCACTGACGAGCCTGCTGGATCATTGTGGTATAATACATCAGAGGGGAATAAATTATACATGTTAGTAGAGGGGCCTCCGAAGGAATGGCAAGAAACCGATGATTCTCGTATTGGGTCATTGGTGGATTCTAGTGCGACTGCTACACAGACATTACAAACGCATACGACTGACATTGGTAATAATTCTACTTTTGCTACAAACTTAGCGGGTAGTTTTGGGGAATATGACGCTGAAGGTAATATAACTAACCTTAGTGAATCTTTCGCTAATAGTGTCATGGAAAGGGAATCAGCAACAAATTATGCTGATGCTCAAAAATTAACAGAACTTGGTGCTATAGTAAGCACTAAGCCCAATGTTTATAGACAGGATGATACTCCTTCTATTTATTCCGATAGTACATCCGAGCAAGTTATTCCGGATGCTTCAATATGGTATGATACAAATGACAATAATAAAGTATATATAGTAGACGAAGATCCTAGCAACGTTGGTGTTCGCATTTGGACACTAACAGACGATAGCAGAATAGGCGCTACTGCAAGCAAAATTACGTCTATGTCCGCTAAGTTTGGGTCGTTTGATACCAACAATAATTTTTCAATAAGCGGATCATCTGATTATTTAGATACTGTAATAACAACAGTCGATACTGATTCCGCGACTGCTTCTAAGGTTTCAAATCTTGGTGCTGAGCTTGGTGCTTTTGATAGTGATAATAATTTTAATACATCTTTATCCGCGGACTTTAAAACAGCTGTTAATAACGAGGTTGATGCAAATTCTGCTACAGCAGGATATGTAAATAACTTGAGTGCTGCGGTTGGTATTGATAAATTAGACGGTACGCCACAATCTCAAGCAACAGCTCTTGTTAACGGAAGCGCTGGCGCTCCTGTCACTGCAACATTGGATGGAGCTGTTTCAGGAACAAAACAACTTGTGCTCACTGCTGCTAATTCTGATATTGAAGTTGGGCAATATGTCACGTACTCTGCTCAAGATTCCACAATAAACAGGGATCTTAGATGGCGTGTTGAGGCTATAGAGCAAGAAAACATATTTTTAGATAATGAAATATATTTAGAAAACGAGACAACAGTATCGTTTACAGGTAACACATCTATAACGGTAGATAATGTTTCAGGAACAATACGTGAGGGGTTTCAGATTAAAGGAGCTGGTATAACACCTGGTACTTTTGTGTCCGTTGTTGATGGAAATAATATAACACTATCGCTAGCTGAAAATTTAGCGGATGATACGGAATTAGAGTTTTTAGGTATTTATGCTGCCGTAAAAGAAACAGCGAACGTAGTAGCCAGGGTAGATGGCGCTTTAGAGAGCACGTATGGGTTACAAGTTGATGCCAATGGCAATGTTGCCGGTATGAAACTATTAGCCAACAACGAAGGATCAGAGGTTAGCTTTTTAGCAGATAGCTTTAAAATATATAACGATAGCAGCAGTACAGCACCATTTGAAGTTGTAGATGGAGTCGTGAAAATAAAACAAGGGGCTATTGGTACAATAACATTTGGCGACTTGTCTGATGTACCAGCTAGTTTTACAACCACTGTTATATATGCAGAAGATACAGTTGGAACAAACGCGTCAACTACGAAAGGAACGCTTACTCATATAGCTTTTTATAATGGAGAATGGACAGACGGTGACAGCGTTTCGGGTATTACTTTTGATAAAATAGCAGGTACAGATGGAACTTCTGTTAATATAATAGGCTCTGTAGACACAGTCAATGACTTACCAACATCTGGGGTTACAAATGGAGATGGATACTTAGTAGATGGGAATTTGTACGTATGGGATGGGTCGGCTTGGGTTAATGCTGGAAATATTCAAGGACCTCAAGGAATACCAGGAGCAAATGCAAAGACAGTTAAACTAAGTCCTTCAAAACACTTTATAAGTTATTCCACTGTATATGATGAGGTAGACGATAAATTAATTGATGTAGAAACTGACGCTATAACATTTACTACTACTCCTCAAAATATAGAAGGTACAGCAGGGTATGAATTTTATGTTGGTGATAATAAAAAGCAAGAGCTAGGTCTTTTATCAACATTTACGCTACCAGAAGAGGATGAACCATCTAGTGGAGAAAATGTTGTTGTTAAAGTAAAACTATATGATGATGATACTTTAGTAGCTGAAGATTCTATATCTATATACGGTGTCAAAGATGGTTATAGCCCTGTAAAAGGAAGGGATTATGATGACGGAATTGCTGGTAACAATGTTATAGTAGAATATTCTATAGATGGGGGCACATGGGTTACTACTCAAGCAGCAGGTGAAACTTATTACTATATAAGAACCGGTGTACAAACTAATGGAGAAGGAGATTTTGTATATGGACCTGCTACTAAGTTTGTTCCAGAAAAAGGAGTTGATTATGATAACGGTGACCCTGGAGTTTCTAGTTATTTACATATAAAATACTCTAATGATGGTGCAAATTTTACTCTTCCTGATGGTGAAGATGTAGGTGATTATATTGGTACTTATGTTGATAGTACAGAAGCTGATTCTACTACTTTTAGTGATTACACGTGGAAAAAAATACTAGGAGAAAGTGCTTTAACTAGTTTTTTAACCAATGCAACACATACTATCTCGGCAGATAGTGATGGAAATGTAACTGGAGAGTATTCTGAAGCAGGAGGTGCATTTAAGGTACTTCTAGGAACTACCGATATAACTTCGCAATGTGAATTTGCCAAAATTGAAGAAAATGGTGTTGGTGTTACAATAGACAATAATAGTGATAATGACACTCCTAAGGGTGTTTATATTATTTCACAAATGACAGCCGACAGCGGTACTGCAATATTCCAAGCTACGGTACCAAATAGCCTCGCTAATACAGATGAGGATGTAATACTAACACAAACTTATAGTATATCTAAATCAAAAGCCGGTACAAACGGAGCAGATGCTAAAGTGGTCAAGTTAAACCCATCTAAACACGTTATAAATTACTCTACCGCTGGAGCCGAAACAGATACGATAATATTTAATGCCGTAGGTCAAAACGTTGAGGGCACGGCTACATATAGATATTATATTAATGATGAGGCTCAGGGAGATGCTGCGTCATCAACTTCAACTTTTACATTGCTTGATGCAAGTGAACCAGCGAGCGGGGACAGTGTTGTTGTAGAAGTAGAGCTATATGATGATGGTACACTTGTGGCAACAGATGAAGTTACTATATATGGAGTTCAAGATGGAAGTGATGCTCCAACAGCATTTTTGACAAACGCAGCTCACGTTGTATCAGCAGCCGCAGATGGGACTGTTTCAAGTTATACAGGCTCAGGAGGTACTTTTAAAGTATTTGTTGGCAATGCAGACGTAACAACAAGTTGTGCTTTTGAAGTTGATTCTCAAAACGAAATCACAGCATCTATAGATTCTTCAGGCGTATATACAATATCTGATTTGCAAGCTAATAATGGATTTGCCGTATTTAAAGCCACTATTCCAGCAGCCACAGCTAATGCTGCGTCCGATGTTATATTAACTGCCGAATATAGTATTTCAAAATCTATAGCAGGTGCAGATGGGCCGAAAGGGCCTTCAGGGGCTGATGGTATTGACGGTACGGATGGAGCATATGTAAGTTTTATATATAAAGTCTCAGACACTCAACCGGAGGCTCCGGAAACTGGTTCATACAATGGAACGACAGAAACAATACCCGCAGGGTGGACAGATGATCCAACTGCAAGTGTAGATGATACGGAATGGGTATCAAGTGTTAGGTATTATAATACAAAAACATTTGATTCAAACGGAGATCTATTGACTAACACATGGAGTAAAGGCGAGTGGTCAACTCCGGCTATATATTACCAAAGAGGAGCAGAGGGTACAAATGGTTTACCTGGGCTTGATGGAGCAAACGGTGGAAGAACTGCTAAAGGAGTGGTTTTTTATCAATCAGGTAAAGCGACAGCTCCAACCCAATTATCTAGCTCTAGTTATGCTTTCGATTTTAACGAAGGGTCGTTTATTAATTTACCTTCGTACTGGGGTACAGAAACTCCCGAAATGGCAGCTGGTACCGCTTCAAATCAATACTGGTCATCTAGCTATTATGTAACAGAAAATGAGGTGCATCATCTATCAGACCCTATAGACTGGTACAGAGGCAATGGAGCATCAGTTAGCTATGCTTCAGGGGAACCTGGGGTTTATACAATAAGTAGAACAATAGCTGCTCAAGATCCGTATATTGCGACACACGGAGTCCAAGCAAGCAGCGCTACTTACTGGAAAGATTCAGGTACTGTTTCGGTTTGGGCAAGAGGTAGTGGTAGACTTAGATTAAGACTGCAAGAGCATGGTTCTGACTACACTCCTTACGAAAACTTAGAGGTTACATTAACAAACACTTTCGTTAAATACTCCTTAACAGGTGTTAACGTGAATGATGGAAACAACCCGCAAATAACATTAACTTTATTAGAAGGTGATGAAGTAGATATTTACAACCCGTTGCTAATAGCGGATAACAGTGGAGTTGGTAGAGTTGTTTTTCAACCCCCTGTAAGATCTTTTGCTTTTAACCAAGTTGTAACATTCAGCGCTTTAGAAGAAAGCGGTAGCACGGAAATAAACGGTGGCAATATTAAAACAGGTATCATATCTAGTAAGAATTATCAGCATACTACCACTCCTACCGAAGGTTTCTCAGACAAAGGTATGGCTGTAAACCTAGACAACGGATCTATACATGCTGAGAAGTTTTTTATAAACGCGGATGGCACTGCTAAGTTTAACGGTATACATGAAGCTGGTAAATTAGGTAATTGGGTTGTAACAAATAACGCTTTAAAATCAGGACATAGTAACCCTTCTATAGTATTAGACCCCACCGGTCGCTTCCCGTCTACTGGCTATGGCGAAATTACTATAGCCGCTACAAACTTGCCGTCTATAACTCCGGTCAGTTATGTAGATACGAATTTTACGGGAAATCAAGGAGGTATGGCTACTGCTAGCACTATTAATAGCAGCGGTAATATTGTATTTAGTGATATTGTAGAATACGCGAATGCCAGTGTAGAGGATAATACCACTTATACTGCAACTGGAAGCTCTATAGTATTTAAATTTACAGGCTTTATACCAGAAAAAAGAGGGGGGTTGGGTTTAGATATACCTTTAGACCTGGTCGCGAGTGGCTATCGACTGGGGTACACTAATCCACAAACGTGCGAACCTGAGCATCCTGACGTTTGGGTTAGTGCACCTGTTTCTTACGACTACAAACTAACTGCTGAAATAACATTTACAATCACCAATGAAGATGGTTCTACATCTGAAAAAGAAGTTAAACAAGTACTAGCTGATAGAAATGTCCAAAGAGATGTTGGAAATACGCTTTCGCGTTATGGTGGCATATCGGTTGATTACGGTGGTACATACAACGAAAACACCGGGGAACCAAACGGATGTGGGCCATGGAATTTTTACTACGATGATATTGCTGGTAGTACGTTTGCGGGCCCTGCGGACCAAATAGGAGGGACACTTAATGACCTAGAAATAAACAGTGAGATAAAAGTTACACAGTTTAAGCTAAAGCACGAGTGGAAAAACCTTACTGTAAAAACTATACAAAGTTCATCGTATACTGGACCTAAAACAGTTACAGCCTATGCTAGTGTGCGTGAAAATAGTGGTCTGCAACCAGTTGTATTTAGAGAAAACTCAGGAACTAATAAACGAGTTGTATTAGCCGAAAACGGTTTACAAGTTAGAAGTAATGATGGTTATGCCGCGATTGGGGATGTTACAGCAGGAACAAATGTAGCAGAATTTTGGGGAGATATACAGGTAGCCGGGGATACATCTTCTTACACAACAAGCGTCTTAGCGGCTAGCAGTTTTTCAGACAAAAGACTTAAAGAAAATATAAAAGAAATTGAAGACCCAATTAATATAGTAAATCAGCTGGCTCCAGTTAAGTATGATTGGAAATCAAATTTATCAAGCAGAAAGGATTTAAGTGTTAAATTGGAGGATAAGTACGGCTTCTTGGCTCAGGAAGTTAAAGAAGTTATACCAACAGCTATACTACAAAATAAAAATAAAATTCATGGTATAGAAAATCCTCTTAGCGTGGAGTACAATAATATAATCGCTATCAATACCGCGGCTATAAAAGAGTTAATTACCAAAATAAACGAATTAGAAAAAGAAATAGAAAGCTTGAAGCAATAGCTAAACAAATAGTAATTTATAGGGGAAACATGTAATAATACAACTATAATACTAAAATTAAATATAATTAAATAAAATGAGTAACGCAATTGTAAAAAACCTCAGCTTCGGCGATGAGGCAAAAAATAATGTGTTTAAGGGCATTGACAAACTAACGAAAGCTGTAAGTTCTACATTAGGAGCAAGCGGAAAGTGTGTTATGCTAGAAAACGAGTTTGGTAAACCAGTTATTACTAAAGATGGTGTAACTGTAGCAAATTCAATAACACTGAGAGATCCTATTGAAAATATGGGTGCAACACTTCTAAAAGAAGCTGCTAGGCAAACTGTTAAAGAAGCTGGAGATGGAACAACAACAGCTACAGTCTTAGCACACTCAATTCTTTCAAAGGCGTACGCTACAAATAACAGCGGATCGCGAGAAATGAAAAAAGGTATTGAACAAGCTACTAAGAAAGTGATTAAATACTTAGAAAAGTTAGCAGGTACCTGTAGAAGGCGATATGATCAACAATGTAGCTACAATTTCAGCTAACAACGATAAAGATTTAGGTAATGTTATTGCCGAAGCTTTTAAGGAAGTTGGTAAAAACGGAGTTGTAACAATGGAAGTATCAAATGACAGCAATACAAGCTACGAAGTAATAAACGGAGCATCTATTGATAAACCTTTAAAAAACTTTCACTTTATAACAAACGAAAGCAAAAAAGAAGCTGTACTTGAAAACCCGTTAGTACTACTAGTTGAAAACAAAATAGAAAACATACGTAAAATACAAAGTGTATTAGAATACGTTATAAAAAACAACAAACCTTTACTAATTATAGGTGAAGCAGATGAACAAGTTGTATCTGCATTAGCTATGAATAAAATGAAAGGTAATATTAAGGTTAATATCATAGATACACCTGATTTCGGAATATATAGAAAGCAGAAGCTTCAAGACTTAGCGTTGCTAACAGGTGCTACGGTCGTAAATGAAGACCTTGGAGACGACTTAGATATGATAGAGGTAGAATTGCTTGGAACTTGTTTAAAGTCCATTACGAACAGCGAGGAGACTATTATACAAGTAGAAAATACATCTAAAGAAGTTCAAGAAGTAATAAATGAAATCAAGGTCGAACTAGAAAACGAAGTTTTACCAGGTCACATAAATAGATTAGAAAAAAGATTAGGTTTACTTTCTTGTAAAGTAGCAGTTATAAAAGTAGGTGCAAGTTCTGAAGTTGAGCTTAAAGAAAAACAAGATAGAGTAGAAGATGCAATGTGTGCCACAAAAGCAGCTATAAAAGAAGGTATTGTACCAGGTGGAGGAATTGCTTTATTAAATGCGGCTACACTAGTAAAAGCATCTAACGAAAATGAAAAAGTGTTACTAGAAGCTATTAAAGCGCCTTACTTAACTATATTAAAAAATGCTGGTTTGGATGAAGTATATCCGCAAGGCAAAGGTAAAGGAATAGATGTTGTAACTGGTAAAAATGTAAGTATGATTAAAAAAGGTATTATAGATCCTTTATTAGTTACTAAAAGTGCTTTAAAAAACGCAGCGTCAGTTGCTACTACAATATTATCAACCGATTGTGTAATCAATAACTTAAGAGTAGAAGATGAAAGCAATAGGTAGAAACTTAATAATAAAAATCATTAAAGAGTCAACCACTAAAACAAAAGGTGGTTTGATTCTTAATGAAAAAAGTAGAGAGGATATAAGATACCGCAAAGCTACTATTGTATCGATCGGTGAAGAAGTTGTAGGTGTTGATAAAAACGATACAATCTATTTCGACAGGAATGCTGGACATGGAATAGAAATAGAAAACGAAAAGCTACACGTTATAAAAAATCAAGACGTAGTTGTTGTATTGTAATGCGAGTTAACGCTAAAGACATAAAAGAATTAAATTTATTAAAACATTACCGTGTAATACGTAAATGGGCATGTAGAAATAATGGGTTGAATGATGCAGATCTTGAACTACTTATTTATTTTGATTGTATGGATTATTTTACTAAACACGATTTTGAAATAGGTACATACGCTTATAGCTGGGATAATAGACGATGGAATAGGTTACTAAAAGAAGGTTGGATTGTTGTGTGGAGAAAACGCAATAGAACCACTCAAAAATATCATATATACAAAGTATCCTTTAAGTGTAAACAGCTAATAAGCCGAATGTATCGAATAATGTTAGGTGAAGAAGATATTCCAACTAGCGAAAAACGAAACAGTATAATGAAAGGTAAAACGTATACAGATAAAGTTTTACAAACAGCAATAAATAACGTTAATAAAGATAAAAACAGATAATTATGCCAGATCCAAAAAAGAAAAAAAGAATACCTAGTAGTATCAAAAGCAAATCAACAACTGTAAAAGGCAGTAGAGGATCATTGACTACTACAACTACTACTGTTAAAAAGTTTAAAGGCAAAAAAGCTTCATACGATACCGCTTATAAAAACAGAGACCAGAAGACATACGGTAATATGACTAAAGCTGAATACATTAAAGTGGCTAAAAAAACTCCTATTCGAAGAAAAAACAGTGGGCTGATAGAGAAGGAAACCAGAGTTACTAAAACCAAAGGTATTGCAAACGTAAGTACCCCCCCCTTCAACTAAGCTAGCTAAAAGAACACCTCCTCGCGCGAAACTTACTGGAGAAACATTGAAGAGTGTTTTTGAATCGGATGTACCTCGACACATAAAAATGAAGGTTGGTCGCGAGTATCGAAAACAGAATCCATTAACCCCACAGCAGTACCAAAGACAAGTAGATTTGCAGAAAAAAAGGAATAAAAAAGCAAAAATTAAGAAAACCATTAAAAACATTAAAAACATATTTGCGCCTAGTCCTTTTTCAAGAAAAACAGCTAGACCTCAAAAAGGAGGCTGCTTTAATTAAGTAATTAAACAATTAATAATAAAATAAAAAATTATGTTTGGAGCAGCAATGGGTGTTTTCGGAGGAAGAGCGGCAGGGGATAGCGGACTCATACCGGATCTTACAGGAGGTTTTAGTGGGATAGCAAAGCAATTTAGGGAGCATAGGGATAATCAGCTCCAACTTGAAGCCGACGCTAGGTATCAACAAGCGAATACAGCCGGTGGACGAGTTTCGCAGAGTTACGCAACTAATCTGGAGCCTAATATATCTATGTCTAGTTCATACAACGACGCAGCATCTTCACCTGTTTTCCCTCCAGCTACTCAAGAAAAAGCGGCCGCTGTATTTGGAACTAACGATCAAAGACAAGCTTCCACTAACGGGTTTAAGCAGGAAATTAAAGAAAGAATTATATCCGATATAAGTTCTTTATAAAATATACACCCAATGAGTTTTACCGATATAAAAATATATGCCCTAAATGGAAGTAGTTTCATGTTAAGCTTTACAAATATAGATGCAGCTTTAAAAATAGTACTTTTAAGTGTTTCAATAGGATATACTATGCAAAGATGGTACTTAATGAACAAAGATAAAAATGATAAGTAAGCATATATCTTATAAAGAAAGTGTTCGCAGTTCGACGGCTACAAGGTTAGATATAGATAACACGCCTAGTGATTACCACATGTCTAATATGCAAGTTATAGCAGAAAATATATTTGAACCGCTTAGAAAATGGGTTGGCGGACCGATAAGAATAAATTCGTTTTTTAGAAGTGTTAATTTAAACGAAGCTATAGGAGGGAGTTCCAAGTCGCAGCATTGTGAAGGAAGAGCTATAGATATAGATGATACTTTCGGGCACAAAACTAATGCTGAAATGTATAACTACATTAAAGACAATTTAGATTTTGATCAAATGATATGGGAGTTCGGAGACGATGAAAATCCTGATTGGTTGCATGTATCTTATGTTTCAGAAGAATCAAATAGAAGCAGATGCTTAAAGGCTTATAAAGAAAACGGCAAAACTAAATACAAAATAATATGAAATCAAAAACTAAAAAAGACTCTTGTTACCACAAAGTAAAAAAATCATATAAAGTATTTCCATCAGCATACGCTAGTGGCGCTATTGCTAAATGCAGAAAAGCTAAAGGTAAAAAACGAAAGTAATGGCTGTTAGAAAAACTAAAAAAGGAGCAAGCCTTCAACGTTGGTTTAAAGAAAAGTGGACAGATGAAAAAGGTAATGTATGCGGTTCTACTAAAAACAAAAAAACTAAAAAGTGTAGACCAAGCAAAAGAGTAAGTGGTAAAACGCCTAAAACTTGGAAAGAAATGTCACCTGCTGAAAAGAAAAAAGCAGTAGCTGAAAAGAAAAGAGTAGGAATGGGTAAAAGAACATCATCATTAAAACGTAAAAAATAAATATTATGCCAAAAGTAGGAAGTAAAAAATTTGCGTACACAACAAAAGGGAAAGCAGCAGCTAAAGCTTATGCAAAGAAAACAGGTAAAAAAGTAGCTGTTAAAAAAAAAAGTAAATACTAAAAAACCTTGTGGTTGTAAACATTAATAGATATGGCTAAGAAACAAATAAAGAAAACAACTAAAGGCAAAGATAGAAACTTTTTATCAACAAAGGAAGGTGCTGGAATGACTAAAAAAGGTGTTGCTGCTTACCGAAAGAAAAATCCTGGTAGTAAATTAAAAACTGCCGTAACAGGTAAAGTTAAAGCTGGTAGCAAAGATGCTAAAAGAAGGAAATCATTTTGCGCACGCATGAGCGGTATGCCTGGTCCAATGAAAGATAAAAAAGGTAGACCCACTAGAAAAGCGGCTGCTCTTAAAAGATGGAGGTGCTAAGTTATGAGTTGGTTAAGTAGATTATTAGGTAGCGGAACTAAAGGTATTGGTTCATTAGCTAAAGATATAAGAGAAGCTATAAAAGGTAAAGAACTTGATCCTAATAAAAAATTAGAAATAGCGGGTAAACTTGCAGAAGTTCAAACAAAAATAAATGAAGCTGAAGCTACACATAGAACCGTATTTGTTGCAGGATGGAGACCTTTTATAGGTTGGGTGTGTGGATTAGGTTTATTATATGCTGTTTTTATAGAACCTTTATTAAGGTTTGTGTTTACAGTAAACGGCTGGGAAATTGAGTTCCCACATATAGATACAACTATTACAATGCAAGTACTATTCGGAATGTTAGGATTAGTAGGAGCGAGATCATACGAAAAGAAAAACAATTTAACAAAGTAAACCTAAATTGCTTGAATTTTAGGTAATTATAAACAAATAACAATTAAATTAAATTAAATTATGTCAAAAATTAAAAAAGAAGAGTTAGAATCAATCGTATCTAAACAAAACGAAGCAAACAGTGTTATAACAAACTTAGGTTTATTGGAAGCTAAAAAACATGAGCTGTTACATACGTTCGCTCAAGTTAATGCACAGATAGAAGATATTAAGAAAGACTTAGAAGCTACTTACGGTAATGTAAATATTGATTTACAAACTGGCGAGTACACAGAGATTCAAAGAAAGATGAGCAAGATAATTAGAAAAATAAGTATTGGCTCAGATTATAAAAATGACGCCATGCACTACGCTGTTAATCAGTCTGTGTATGGTGGTCATATCATAAAAGCTATATTGCACGACGAAGCTGACGGTTCATACAGTATTCACATTAAAAAGAATGATGAAGTACTACCTTGGAAAAAGTTTAATTGTAACATGGCTATATCTGTTGAATACGATTTAGAGTATTAATGAATAGCTTAGGTCAATTTATTATAAAACCTTTAAATGATAGATACAACAATCAAGTAAAGGTAGGCGATAAAAATCTTATTACTAATACAAAAGTAGAAGATTGGAGATCTGTTAGCAAGGAAGCTGTTGTTGTTGCAACACCTAAAGCGCTTAAAAACAGATATAAAACCAGGTGATAAAGTAATAGTACATCACAACATATTTAGAAGATGGTACGACGTTAGAGGCGTAGAAAAAAACGGTTCTACATTTTTTAAAGACAATATGTACTTTGCTAGTCCTGATCAAATATATATGTACCAAAAAAACAAACAATGGTACACTAATATGGATTACTGCTTTGTTGCACCTGTTGTAGAAACAGATGTTTTAAAGAATCAAAAAGAAAAAGAGCTTGTTGGTATACTAAAATACAGCAACAAGTCCTTAGAAGCGCTTAAAATAACCCCAGGGGACTTAATAGGGTTTACGCCTAAGTCTGAGTTTGAGTTTGTTTTTGATAACAAGCGTTTATATTGTATGAAATCTAATGATATTGTAATTAAGTATGAAAATAAAGGAAACGAAAAAGAATATTATCCTAGCTGGTCAAATAGCCGTTGAAGAATTGATTAAAGTAGCTAAAGAGGCTATTGTTGATTCTGATGATGATATTTCTGCAGACAGATTAAAAAATGCTGCAGCAACAAAAAAGTTAGCTATATTTGATGCTTTTGAAATTTTACAAAGAATTCAAGAAGAAGAGGATAAAATAAACGAAAAACCTAAAGAAGAAAAAGAAGAAAAAGCTTTTAAGGGTTTTGCAGAACGTAGATCTAAATAAGATGTACAAGCAAACTTTATATAGTGTAGAAGAAAACTACATTAAGCCTCAGGTAATAAAGCGAATGAATCGCTATAAAAAGTGGGAATATGGTTACAATGCTGATTATGACGTCGTGGTTATTAGCAAAACTGGAAAGATTGGAGAAATATATAATATCCAAAATCTTAGAATCGCTTTACCAGAAGCAACAAAAAATGTACAAAAACGTTCTGCTAAGAAAGAAGAACAATTCTGGGAGGCTTCAGAATATCCGAAAGAATTAACGAAAATAAAAAGCGTTTTTGATTGGGAAGAGTATCCTCTTGATTTTAAAGAAAAATGGTTTGATTACATAGATCAGCAATTTACATACAGAGAAGAAGGTTTTTGGTTTTATAATAATGGTAAACCAACATATATTACAGGTACTCATTATATGTACTTGCAATGGACTAAGATTGATGTAGGACACCCTGACTTTAGAGAATCAAATAGATTATTTTTTATATTTTGGGAAGCTTGCAAAGCAGATAGTAGAAGCTATGGAATGTGTTACCTTAAAAATAGACGTTCTGGTTTTTCTTTTATGTCATCATCCGAAACAGTTCACCAAGCAACTATGTCTAGTGACTCAAGGTTTGGTATACTTTCTAAGTCAGGTAGTGATGCGAAAAAAATGTTTACAGATAAGGTAGTACCTATTTCTATTAACTATCCGTTTTTCTTTAAACCAATACAAGACGGTATGGATCGTCCTAAAACAGAATTAGCATATAGAGTACCTGCTAGTAAGTTAACTAGAAAAAAACTAGGTTCTAAAGATAAGCTAGAAGAAATTGTAGGATTAGATACTACGATTGACTGGAAAAATACAGGAGATAACTCTTATGATGGTGAAAAACTAAAACTACTAGTTCACGATGAAAGTGGTAAATGGGAAAAGCCTGATAACATATTAAATAACTGGAGAGTTACAAAAACTTGTTTAAGATTAGGTAGAAAAGTTATTGGTAAGTGTATGATGGGATCAACATCAAATGCTTTAGAAAAAGGTGGTAATAATTTTAAAAGTTTATACAATGCCTCAGATGTCAAGAAAAGGAACCGCAACGGGCAGACTAGCTCAGGATTATATTCTTTGTTCATACCTATGGAATGGAACTACGAAGGATTCATTGATACTTTTGGATTACCTGTATTCGACACTCCCGAAAAACCAGTCAAAGGAGTCGACGGAGAACTAATAGATTACGGGGTAATAGAGCATTGGGAAAATGAAGTTGAAGGTTTAAAAAACGATCAAGACGGTTTGAATGAATATTACCGTCAGTTTCCAAGAACAGAGAAACACGCTTTCAGAGATGAAGCCAAAGAGTCTATATTTAATCTTACCAAGATATACGAGCAAGTAGACTATAATGAAGATTTAAAAAATACAGCGGTAGTTACAACTGGTAGCTTTGCTTGGGAGAATGGAATGAAAGATACTAGAGTAGTATTCTATCCTAATAAAGATGGTAGGTTTAAAATATCTTGGGTTCCTCCGAATAATCTTCAAAATCAGGTGATAATAAAGAATGGTACTAAATATCCAGGAAACGAACATATGGGTGCGTTTGGATGTGATAGTTATGATATATCCGGTACAGTAGATAAAAGAGGTTCTAATGGAGCTTTACATGGATTAACTAAGTTTAGTATGGAAGATGCTCCACCTAACTGTTTTTTCTTAGAGTATATAGCAAGACCTCAAACAGCTGAAATGTTTTTTGAAGATGTACTTATGGCTTGCGTTTTTTACGGTATGCCTTTATTAGCGGAAAACAATAAACCTAGACTACTGTATCATTTTAAAAGAAGAGGCTATAGAGGGTATAGCATGAACAGGCCAGATAAAGTTTGGAATAAACTATCTGTAACAGAAAGAGAAATTGGAGGTATACCAAATTCAAGTGAAGATATAAAACAAGCTCACGCAGCTGCTATTGAATCTTATATAGAAACCCACGTTGGTTATTTAGGAGAAGGCTATGGTAATATGTACATGCAAAGAACCTTAGAAGACTGGGCAAAATTTAATATAAATAACAGAACAAAACACGATGCTTCTATAAGCTCGGGTTTAGCTATTATGGCTTGTAATAAAAACAGGTATACACCAGTAGCTACTAGGCAAAAAAGTAAAATATCTTTACCTTTTAAAAGATACGACAATAACGGATCTATTTCGAAAATAATAAAATAAATGATAGAAACTAATTACAATAGCTCGTTTCCTACACAAACTGTTAGCGATGAAGAAAAAGCTAGTTTAGAGTATGGGTTAAGAGTAGCTAGAGCAATAGAGCACGAATGGTTCGGAGGGTTCTAGATCTTCAAATAACAGGTTTTCGTCGAACTATGCTAGATTTCATCAACTTAGATTATACGCTAGAGGTGAGCAATCTATTCAAAAATATAAAGATGAATTGTCTATAAACGGCGATTTGTCTTACTTGAATTTAGATTGGAAACCTGTACCCGTAATACCTAAGTTTGTAGATATAGTAGTTAACGGTATATCACAAAAAAATTACGATATAAAAGCATTTGCTCAAGATCCTGAATCTAATAGACAAAGAACAGAATACGTGTCTGCTATTGTTGCAGATATGAATACTAGAGAATTCAACGAAAGTATGATGTCTCAATTAGGTATGGATACTTATAATGTAGAAGACCCTTCTATGTTACCTGAAAATGAAAATCAACTTTCATTATATATGCAGCTTGACTATAAGCAAAATATAGAAATAGCTCAAGAGGAAGTAATAAATACCGTGTTAGATACTAATAAGTATACTTTAACAAAGCGTAGATTAAATTACGATTTAACTACTATAGGTATTGCAGCGACTAAAACTAATTTTAATAAGGCGGAAGGTATAACTATTGATTATGTAGATCCTGCTAACTTAGTTTATTCATACACTGAAGATCCTAACTTTGGAGATCTTTACTACGTAGGTGAGTCAAAAGAAGTTACTCTTGCTGAACTTAAAAAAGAATTCCCTCATCTTGGTAATGAGGAAATGAAAGAAATAGAAAAAATGGCAGGTTCACGTGATTATACCACAGGGATATAGTAGCCATGACGACAATAAAGTAAGTTTAGTATACTTTGAATATAAAACTTACAAAAACCAAGTTTTTAAAATTAAAAAAACAGATCAAGGTTTAGAAAAAGCTATTGAAAAAACAGATGAGTTTAACCCGCCAGAAAATGATACGTTTAAAAAAGTATCAAGAACTATAGAGGTTATATATTCAGGCGTAAAGGTTTTAGGTTATAATAAAATGCTTAAATGGGAGCTTGCTGAAAATATGACAAGACCATTTGCTGATACGACTAAAGTTTCTATGAATTACTCTATTTGTGCACCTAGAATGTACAAAGGTAAAATTGAGTCTTTAGTAGGGCGTATTACGGGTTTTGCGGATATGATTCAATTAACTCATTTAAAGTTACAACAAGTAATGGCTAAGATAGTTCCAGACGGAGTATTCTTAGATATGGACGGTTTAGCAGAAGTTGACTTAGGTAATGGAACGTCGTATAGTCCAGCGGAGGCTTTGAATATGTATTTTCAAACCGGTAGTGTTGTAGGTAGATCACTTACACAAGATGGAGATATGAACAGGGGTAAAATACCAGTTCAGCAATTAACATCTTCTTCAGGTCAAGGTAAAATAGCGTCTTTAATTAATACGTACCAGTATTACTTACAGATGATTAGAGATGTAACCGGTTTAAATGAAGCGAGAGATGGAAGCACTCCAGATAAAAACGCTTTAGTAGGGTTGCAAAAGATAGCTGCTAATCAATCAAACGTAGCTACAAGACATATATTACAAGCTAGTTTGTATTTAACTCTTAAAACTTGTGAAAACATATCTTTAAAAGTAGCTGATGTAATAGAGTTTCCTTTAACTAGACAATCGATAGAATCAAGTATTTCCGTTTACAACGCTGAAATACTAAAAGAAATTGTAGATTTAAACCTTCACGACTTTGGAATATTTTTAGAATTAGAACCGGACGAAGAAGAAAAACAACAGTTAGAACAAAACATACAGGTTGCATTACAAGCTGGTGGAATTAACTTAGAAGACGCTATCGATATTAGACAAATAAAAAATATTAAACTAGCTAACGAGTCTATCAAATTTAGAAGAAAGAAAAAAGAAGAAGCAGATAGAGCAGCTCAGCAAGCTAATATACAAGCGCAAGCACAAGCAAACGCCCAAGCGTCAGAAGCAGCAGCTATGGCAGAAGTTCAAAAGCAACAAGCTTTAGCTCAAACTAAAATACAAATAGAGCAATCAAAATCTCAATTTGATATTCAAAAGCTACAACAAGAGGCTGAGATTAAAAAGCAATTAATGGAGGTAGAATTCCAATACAATATGCGTTTAGCAGAGGCTCAATCTGGTGTAAAAAGAGAAGAAGAAAAATATAAAGAAGATCGTAAAGACGATAGAACAAAAATACAAGCAACTCAACAAAGCGAGTTAATTGATCAAAGAAAAAATGATTCTTTACCAAAGAATTTTGAATCAGCTGGGTTTGACAACCTCGGTGGATTTGGCCTAGAGCAGTTTGAACCTAGGTGATAACTATTTACTAATTTTATAATATCATATCATGTCAGACACAATTAAAGTAGATCTTAGAGAAGGTCCAAAAAACAGTTGAAGATAACGTTACTAAAGTAGATTTATCTGAAACAGAAAAAACAGAAACAGATGCCGTTCAAGAGCAAACAACAGATGAAACTGTGCTTCAAGATGAAAAACCCGAAGTGGGATTGCAAGAAGTGGTTGAAGAAAACAAACAAGAAGACACTGAAGAAGTAATTACAATAGGTGAAGTTACTGAAGAAACAGTTAAAGAAAAAGAAATACAACAAGTCATAGAGTCTACACCTAAGGCTGATTTGCCTGAAAACGTAGAAAAGCTAGTTGACTTTATGAAAGAAACTGGTGGAACATTACAAGATTACGTTAGGTTAAACGCTGATTATAGTAATGTTGATTCAGACACATTGTTAACAGAATATTACAAACAAACAAAGTCACATTTAAATGCTGCTGAAATTGATTTCTTAATGGAAGACAGTTTTGAGTTTGACGAAGAAATAGATGAGGAGCGAGACATCCGCAAAAAGAAACTCGCAAAAAAAGAAGAGGTTGCAAAAGCAAAAAAGTTTTTAGAAGGTCTGAAAGACAAATATTACTCGGAAATCAAGTTGAGACCAGGTATGTCGCCAGAACAGAAAGAAGCTTCGGAGTTTTTTAACCGATACAATGAGAATCAGAAAGTAGCTGAGCAACAGCACTCTGCATTTAAAGAAAGTACTAAACAAATGTTTAACCAAGATTTCAAAGGTTTTGATTTCAAATTAGGTGAAAAAACATTTAGATATGGTATTCAAAATGTAAGTAAAGTTGCAGAAAACCAATCAAACATTAATAACCTTATTGGGAAGTTCCTAAATGACAAAGGTGAAGTAACGGATACGAAAGGTTATCACAAAGCTATTTATGCTGCTGAAAATGTAGATACTATTGCAAAACACTTTTATGAGCAAGGCAAGGCTGATGCAGTAAAAGACGTAGTTGCAAAATCTAAAAACACAAGCTTAGAAGCGAGGTCGACGGCGCCTTCTGAAGTTACTGTTGGCGGATTTAAAGTACGAGCAATAAGCGGTGTTGATTCTTCAAAATTAAAGATTAAAAAAACATTTAACAATTAAACATTAAAAAACTAAATTATGGGATTTAATTCAAACACGCCAGGGCTAACGCCTTACGCAAAAAAATCGGTATTATCAGATAACTATATCGACTTTACAAGTGCTGACGCAAACAGTGCAAACTGGGCACAGCAATACATTCCAGAAGTATACGAGGCAGAAGTTGAAAGATACGGAAACCGTACTATTGGAGGATTTTTAAAAATGGTAGGAGCTGAAATTCCTATGACTTCTGACCAAGTTGTTTGGTCTGAACAAAACAGATTACACGTTTCTTACGAAGGATTGACTCTTACCGCTGGTGGAGCTTTAGGAGGGTTACCTACTACTAACGTTTTAGCTGAAGGTCAAACTATTTTGGTTATTAAATCTGACGGAAGCGCTTCTGCAAAAGCTTATATTTCAGCAACACCTACTTCATCGACTGCTACAATTCACGGTTATTCTTTGAGTGACTCTGAAATTCACGCTTTATTGGAGGAACTGGAGTAAAGGTATTTGTTTATGGATCTGAATACAAAAAAGGAACTGATACTACTGCTGTATCTGTAGAGCCTTCTTTCACTTCAATTTCTAACAAGCCAATTATCATTAAAGACAAGTATGAAGTAAGTGGATCTGACGCATCTCAAATTGGATGGGTAGAAGTAACTACTGAAGGAGGAGACTCTGGATACTTATGGTATTTAAAAGGTGAAGGAGAAACTCGTTTACGTTTTGAAGACTATTTAGAAATGGCTGTAATCGAAGGAGAGAAAAAATCAGGTAACGGAGATGTTCCAACTGGAATTGAAGGTACTGAAGGTTTATTCGCTGCTGTATCTGATAGAGGTAATGTTGATGACGCGTTTAATGGAGATTTAGTTTCTTTTGATGATATTCTTAAAGGATTAGATAAAGAAGGAGCAATTGAAGAAAACATGCTTTTCTTAAACAGAAAAACTGCTTTAGCTTTTGACGATATGCTAGGAGCTATAAATGCTAATTACGATGGAGGTACTTCTTTTGGAGTATTCAACAACTCTGAGCAAATGGCATTAAACTTAGGTTTCTCTGGATTCAGAAGAGGTTCTTATGACTTCTACAAAACTGACTGGAAATACTTAAACGATGCTTCCACAAGAGGAATTGCTGCTGATGCAAGCATCAACGGTATTCTTGTACCTGCTGGAACTTCAACTGTATATGATCAATCACTTGGACAAAACATCAGACGTCCATTCTTACACGTACGTTATAGAGCTTCTGAAGCTGACGACAGAAGAATGAAGTCTTGGTTAACTGGATCAGTTGGTGGAGCTGCTACATCTTCTTTAGATGCAATGGAAGTTCACTTCTTATCTGAAAGATGTTTATGTGTACAAGGCGCTAACAACTTTGTATTATTCGCATAAACAGAAGTATATTATTGTAATTTTTGCCCTCGTATAATCTACGGGGGTAATTATTACCTTTGTTAAATTATTAAATCTTATTATATTATGGCTAAACAAGCTACAGCAAAAAAAGTAGAGGTTGCACCTCAACCAGTAGTAGAAACTAAAAAAGCAACTACACCAACACAACCTGCTAAACCAAAGTGGGAAATAAAAAACAGAAGCTATTACTTAGCTGGAAATAAAGAACCTTTGACATTTAGGCTTAAATCTAAACACTCAAGGCTAAAACCTTTGCTTTACTTTGACGAAGAAAAAGGTATTCAAAAAGAAATTAGATATGCAACTAACCAGCAATCCATATTTGTGCAAGACCAAAACGGAGAAGCTACGTTGGGACAAATTGTTTTTGAAAACGGTATATTAACTGTACCTAAACAAAAGCAAAATTTACAAAAATTACTATCATTATATCACCCTGACTTAAACAAAAAGTATTATGAGTTTGATGCACAGGAAGTGGCTAAAGATGATTTAGAAGATTTAGAACTTGAGTTCGAAGCAATTTCAGCTGCAAGAACAATAGATATCGATCAAGCGGAAGCAATATTACGAGTTGAAAAAGGCTCTGAAGTATCTTCTATGAGTTCTAAAGAAATAAAAAGAGATTTATATATCTTTGCTAAAAGTAATCCAGGTTTGTTCATAGAATTAGCTAATGACGATAATGTTCATTTACGTAACGTAGCTATTAAAGCAACAGAAACTGGTATTATAACTTTAAGCGGAGACAATAGAACATTTAACTGGGCTAGTAATAACAGAAAGCTAATGACTGTACCTTTCGATGAAAACCCTTATTCTGCTATGGCTGCTTATTTTAAAACCGATGAAGGTATTGAAGTTTTGAAGTCAATAGAGAAAAAACTAAACTAACGTGTAATAATCAATATATAGGGGATAGTTAACTCTGTCCCCTTATATTACATAAAAAAAATAAATAAATGGCAATAAGCGTAGATACTGTATATAAAACAGTTTTATTAATACTTAACAAAGAACAGCGTGGATATATGACACCTGATGAGTTTAATAAAATTGGACAGCAAGTGCAACTTGAAATATTTGAAAAGTATTTTGAAGACTTAAATCAAATAGTTAGGGCTCCTCAAACAGATGCAGACTATGCAGATCGCTTATCTTATTTAGAAGAAAAAATATCAATATTTGAAAATAATAGTACCTACGTTGTAACAAATGGAGTAGCTAATCTTTCAGATGTACATAGATTAAACACAGTTACTTATAATAACATAGAGCTACAAAAAGTAGGTAGAAAAGAATACTACAACATAATAAAATCACCTTTAACAAAACCTACAGAATTATATCCTATATATCTACAAGAAGGTAATTCTTTAAAAATAGAGCCTACAAGTATAAGTCTTATTGATATTTCTTTTATAAAAAAACCACTAAACATAAATTGGAATTTTGTTGCTGATGAAGGGTTAGGTATTTTTGTTTACACTAGCAATGGTACTATTGATTTTGAATTACATTCTTCAGAGCAAACAGAAGTTATATTAAGAATTTTAGCTTATGCAGGTATAGTTATAAGAGATCCTCAAATAATCCAAGCCGCCTCGGCTCAAGTACAACAACAAAATATAAACGAAAAAAGATAATAAATGGGTTTAATAACAGAAAACAACGCACACTATTACTCTGGACAGCAAGCTTATATTGAAGAAACTGGAGGTTCTAATATATCTATACAATGGGTTGGAGATGTTGTGCTAAAACCCACAATAGACGGGGTTCAAAACTCTAATTACGAAGTTTTTAAAAACAACGCGCTTTTAACAGAATCTACCGATTATAACTTGATTAATAACGAATCAGTTGTTATTGGTAGTCTTTCTATTAATGATGAAATAATTATTCAACTAAAGCAATCTGCAAGACAAGAAAATTACGGTGGATATGCTTACGTTTCTTTAAATGATGTTGTAAACAACTTTATAGTTGCTTATGTAGGTGAAGACAAGCTTATACCAAGAGTTAAAAGAAGTGATATTATATTTCATGCAAAAAGAGGACTGCAAGAATTTTCTTATGATACTATAAATAGCATAAAATCTCAAGAATTAACAGTGCCTTTAAACTTAAGCGTACCTATACCCCAAGACTATGTCAACTATGTTAGTATATCTAGCGTTGATGATAACGGTTTAGTTAGACCTATTTATCCTAACACTATAAGTAAAGCTCCTACTTCACTGCCTTTACAAGATGATGAAGGTATTCAGCTGCAAGATAGTTTTGGTAATAATATAGATGCAGGCAGCTCCCTGACTGAAGAGAGGTTTAGTGATCTTGATATGAATAAAGTATCAGGTCAAAACAATCAAGTAGGTCAAAGATATGGATTAAATCCATCAAGCACTAATCGTAATGGGCTTTTTATGATTAATAAAAGAGAAGGTAAGTTTTCTTTTTCAAGCGACTTAGCTGATAAAATAGTAGTATTAGAATACTTATCAGACGGCTTAGCTTATGATCTTGATACTAAAGTTCCTAAAATGGCAGAAGGAGCTATGTATGCGCATATTAGTTATTCTGTTTTAGCAAGTAGATCAAACCAACCTGAGTATGTTGTTAACAGATTAAAAAGAGAAAAAACATCACAGCTACGAAAAGCTAAATTAAGACTATCAAACATAAAGCTTAGCGAGATTATTCAAGTAATGAGAAACCAATCTAAGTTAATTAAACACTAATTAAATGGCAGAAGTAAAGAATAGTTTTTTAGCGTCTAAAATGAACAAAGATTTAGACGATAGGCTTATACCTAGTAACGAGTATAAAGATGCTTTAAACATAGCTGTATCTAATTCTGAAGACAGCGATGTAGGAGCGTTAGAAAATATTTTGCAAAATACAAATGTTTTTCCTATATCGTCGGGAACTAACGTAGGTTATGATACTGGTAAAATAATAGGTTATGCTACTGACTCTTCTTCTGATAGTGTTTATTTATTTTGGACAAACTACACGGATACATCTGCAAATAAGCTAGACTACCATCAATCAGAACGAACGGGTTTTAATTCTGCTATAATAAAATATAATGCTATTAATAGTTCATTTACCAAACTACTGGTTTTTGGTACTTTTTTAAACTTTTCAACTACCCATCCTATTTATGGGGCTAACATAGTAGAAGACTTACTGTTTTTTACAGATAATAGAAACCAACCTAGAAAAATAAATGTAAGAACAGCAGCAATTAACCCAGCGGGAGCAGTGGGTAACCTTGGATTAGTTGGCATAGGCAGCGGTTACTCTGCAGGGTATTTACAATACTACTAATCAAACTGGAGTTGGCGGATCAGGATTAACCGTTTCAATATCAGTTAATTCATATGGATTTATAACGTCCGCTCAAACAGTAAACCCGGGAGCAGGGTATAAAATAGGTGACTTAGTTAACGTGTCCGGTCCTGGCTCAGGAGTCCAAGGTATTTTAAAAGTACTAAGTACTAGTGATTATTATAGAACTGAAGACGATATTTCTGTAGCTAAATACGCTCCATATAAACCTATAGATTTATACAAGGACTATTCCGGTACTTATAAAACAACCATGAAGGATGTTTCTAGCGCGCTTTTACCTGATGGAACTACTAATCCAGATTACAATGCAAGTTACGCCGGGGATAAAAATTTTTTAGAAGATAAGTTTGTTAGGTTTAGTTACAGATTTAAATACGACGATGGAGAGTATTCTATTATGGCTCCTTTTACCCAAATAGCTTTTATACCAAAACAAGACGGAAGCTTTTTAGCCGGAGATGAAACTAGAGCTTACCAAAGTACGGTTGTTAGCTTTATGGAAAATAAAGTAGACCAAATATCTTTAGTAATAAATTTACCCGATAACGGAAACGATTTAGAAAATAATTATAAAATAAAAGAACTAGATATATTATACAAAAAATCCGACGGTATATCCATTAGTGTTTTAGACACTGTATCTGTAAACGAAATAAAAAACAAAGCAGCAAGCTCTGATGTTTATGAGTATAGCTACCAGTCCAGAAAGCCTATTAAAACATTACCTCAGTCACAATCAACAAGAGTTTATGACAAAACACCTGTAAGAGCTTTAGCTCAAGAAGTTTCAGGTAATAGAGTAATATATGGCAACTATATAAACAAGCATACGGCACCGGATCACTTAAATTACGAAGTAACCGTTACTCAAAAGTTTAGCGATGGTGGTAGCGATAATAACTGGTCTTACATTGAATACCCAGAGCATACTATTAAAAGAAATAGAAACTATCAAGGTTGGCTTTGTTTTAAGCGATAGATACGGTAGACAGTCTGATGTAATACTTTCTAATGTTACTGGAAACGATAGCCCAGGAGGTGGCTTTGGAGATTCTAGTTTTTATGTTCCATATAGAGCCAGCGCTACTGACCCAACAACAGTTTTAGCAGACGTTGGTAACTCTATAAAAATTCAGTTAAACGAAAAAATAGAAAGTATAAAAAGTTCTTTAACTAGCAGTAGTTTAAGTGCAACAGGCGAACCGGGACTTTATGATGCGGCAACAAACCCTACAGGCTGGTACTCTTATAAAGTTGTTGTAAAACAAAATCAACAAGAATATTATAACGTTTATTTACCTGGGTTTTTAGAAGGGGATTTAAACAATGCTCCCAGTTCTATAACTCATTCTGTTTTAATAAGCGACAATATAAATAAAGTGCCTAGAGACTTACAAGAAGTAGGCCCTTTGCAGAATAAATACAGTAGTGACGAAGTTATTTTCCCTGTTGTAGAAAACTACCACACCAATAATTCAAACTGGAATCAAGCTTTTTATCCTGGTATTAAAAAGTATGAGGTAACAACCATCGCTTCTTTTGAAGATTTAAACGACTTGGGTGGAACGGCTCACGGGGCTATTTTTGAGAATACAGAAGATCCTTTAATAATGAGGATAGGGAATAATGAAGGAGGCCTTGGAGCTACTTCTCAACATATGGAGCCTACGTTGTCAATAGCAGAAACTTCACCGTTTGTATCTAACCTTGATATTTATTATGAGACATCGGCATCTGGTTTAATTTCAGACTTAAACACAAGTGTTGACGAAAATCTGGGTACACCTGTTTCTGGTATTAATTTATTTGATTATAACCATAAAGAAAATCAAAACCCTAGTGGCTCAAGCACAGTTACAGGCGCTTCTGAGTCTCCTTTTATTACAAGTAAATTTTCGCCTATAAATAATTTAAATAATGTTTTAACAAACACTGAATTTGTTGGGTCGCTTAGAGTTATAGATGGTTTAGGAAGTGATAGATCTGATAATTTTGAAATAGTTTCATTAATAGACTCGGGTAACGATGTTTACAGATTAAAAATATTAAATTCTTTTTACTACGGTATAAACGCTTCTTCTAAAGAAAGCTATACTTTTGAAATGGGTTTTAGAAATAATGAAGACGATACAACAGCAGATGTAAACGGAGCTATAACTACACCTTCTACATTATTTACAGTAGACAATGTAGGCACTACTCCTATTTTAGTAGGTCAAACTGTATATAATGGAAACACTTTGCTAGGAACCGTGGTTAATGTTGATGCGACCGGACTTATTGTTACCTTAGATACCGCTGTTACCTTAGCTGATAATTTAACACTAACCTTTAAAGCTATTATTAGAACAATTACTAAACGCAATGTTTCTTTAAGTAATATTGCTCCAAGTATTTCTTCTATCGTATACACACAGCCTTCGTATTCTACAATGGAAGGCGTTTACGCTACAATTAACGCTGTTAACGGTACTTTTGACACTACCAAAAACCACCTTGACTTATCTTATAGTTGGGATACAGATCAGTCTTTGTTTCCTGGAGGCAATAGTAATGTTTCTTTTGCAAACGTTGGTACAGATAAGCGTATAACTCTCAACAATCCAAACGGAGGTAGTGTAACTTTATCGCTTTCTGAAAATGGAGTTGTAAGTGTACATAGTGGCTCCTTTGATTTTCTTTATACATTTAGCCTTAAAGCTAATGTTACAGACGCTGGAGCAGAATCTACACCTATAACAATAAATTTTAACGACGTAATACCAGGAGCTTTTACTAATGCTTTTAGCACGGCTTTTGATATATAAATAAATAAAAAATAAATAAATAAAAATGGCAACAGGAACATTATCAACTCAATTCGAGCTTCTTTCAGGGCTAGCTGACAATAATGCTAAATCAATAACAGCTACAGATGTGTCAAACATTGTAAAAAGCAACTTTCAACCAGTAATAATATGGTCAGGTATTTTCATTAGGGACCTAAGCGCCGATGGTGGTGGTTTTTGGTATCCACGAACAAATTACTATAACCCAGATTTTTTTCAACCACGTGCAACCGGAGCTAGTCTTGGGCACGCTCAACAAGTATGGCAGTTTACAAACAGAGGAAACTTAGCCGCAAACACTACATTATACAAACGTTCAGATTTCCCCTGACGCTTGGTATGGGGATGAGCAATTATATGCAAATCAATATCCAACCCAACCAGCTGTTTTCAATCTTTACACTGACTCATCAGGTGCAGTGGAATCTTATGATGTAGTAACCGGTGGACAAGGTTGGTTTGGGCCAGCAGGTACTTTTACAGGCACTACAAACAACGGAGTGTGGTCTAAGCCTGGACAAACCGGGTCCTCTAACATAACAGGTGTTTCTGCAAACGTGGAGGTTACATTTAACGGTCCTCTTACTCCCCTTGATACTTCAAAAACTTCTCCAGCTTGGGCTATGTCTAAAAATACAAATTCTCCTACTGCTAGTATACCGGGGCAGGGAAGTTCTTACAACGCTGATCACACTCTGCTTAATACAATAGTTCAACATTCTCAGACTCAATTTAAAAATAACAATACCGGTACACCTGGTTGGTGGGTTGGTCCATCATCTGGACAATCTTTCAACCCTCCGTATTACCCAAATCAATTATCATCTCATGGTATAGAAAGCGCAGGAAATGAGGTTGCAAATACAGTGACGCTGTGGAGGATGCCTTCTTAATACCTAAATAACATTGTAAACAAGTAATTATAGATATATGAGCGCTATTATAGAAGTAAAATATTTTAACTCTTTTCTACTACGTAAGACCGTAACAGCAGATAATGCTAATCCACCTAATGTGCCTGTGTGGTACAAAACAACCGGGCTGGGAACCAATGATGCTAAAAACTGGATTATTGAAGAATCTAGAATTAGAGGCGGTTATAATAATACTTCTGTAGATTTTGGAGCTAAAGCTTATTTAGTAGCAGATACTAATAAAGCATCTATAGTATCTAATAGCTTAATATACTCAGGCATATTTAATTCAAGAACAGGTGTTAATAACACTAACCAATTCCCGGTTGGCGAAGAAATTACTAGAAGCTTGGATCCATCAAACGGTAGTATTCAAAAGTTGTATGCTGAAAATACTAACCTTACTATACTGCAAGAAAACAAAGTAAGCAAAGCATTGATAGATAAAGATGCTATTTATTCGGCCGAAGGTGGAGCTATTACAACTTCTGGTTCTCAAGTTATTGGGCAAGTAGTACCTTATGCTGGAGAGTACGGAATATCTAAAGACCCTGGTAGTTTCGCTGTTTATGGATATAGAAAATACTTTACAGACAGGAATAGAAATGCAGTACTAAGACTTTCTTCTGATGGAATAACTGAAATATCAGCATATGGTATGAAAGATTTTTTCAGAGATAAGTTTATAAAGATAGATTTCAATTCTTCTAATTTAGGTTCTGTTATAGGCGGTTTTGATGTACACACTAAAACTTACGTTGTTTCTTTACAAAACAATAATGGAATAGATTACGATACATTGGCTTTTGACGAAGGATCTAAAGGATGGGTAAGTAGATATAGCTATAAGCCTGATAATATTTTTAGTTTAAAAAATAACTTTTACTCAACTTACGGAGAACCAAATAGTGGTAAAAACGGGCTTTGGAAACATTACTTTGGCGAAGAGTATAATAAATTTTATGGATCATCTGTTGAGTCAACTGTTACAACAGTTTTTAATCCTAAAGTTTCTTTATCTAAGAACTTTTCAACCGCAGGGTATGAAGGAAGTAATGGTTGGAGAATAGATTCTTTTGTCTCAGACTCTACAGGAGTAGATAATGGAGCTAATTTTTCAGATAGAACTTTAGCTATAAAAAGCTACAATGAAGGAGAGTATATTTTAAACCCAGCTACAGGTCAACCTGTATTACCAGCTAATTACCAATCCGTGTTCGGTGTTACTAGACCTCCTTATACTAAGTCTAGAGCTGGTTTTAACAGAAAAGAAAACAAATACGTAAGTAATATAAAGAACAATAGTTTAGGTCGACCAGGTGAAGTAATATACGGCCAATCGATGTCTGGTATAAAAGGAATGTTTGTAACCGCTACTTTTTCTATTGACAATATTACAGACGTTGGTGGTAAAAAAGAATTATTCGCCGTATCAACAAACTATGTAGAATCATCATATTAAATTAAATGAAATTAAAAGCAAGAAAATTAATACACGAAGATTATGACACTATAGTTGAATGGTGGAAATCTTGGCCGGAATGGGAGCCATTAGGCAGAAACTTATTGCCTGAAAATGGAACAGGTGGTATAATGATTGAAAGAGAAGGTAAACCTTTAATAGCTGGTTTTTTATACGTAACCAACTCTGATATATGTTGGATGGAATGGATTGTTTCAGATCCTACTCAAAGAAATAAATCGGAAGCTATCGCTTTATTAATATCTTCTTTAGAAAAGTGGGGAAAAGACGCTGGGTTTAAAGTTGTATTAAGCATTGGAAGAAGTAAAAATCTTATAAACGAACATAAAAAGCTAGGGTATGCAGTAGATAACAACCCTAGTTATGAAATAGTAAAAAATATATAAGTATGGCAGCAATAACAGCAGTAGTAGCCGCAGGTGCAGCGGTAGTTGGTTCAGGAGTACAAGCTATTAGTGCAAATCAAAGAGCACAAAAAGCTAAAGGAGCAGCGCACAGAGCAAAAAATAATCTTGCAGAATTAGAAGCTTCAAGGCAAGAGATTATAAATCCATATGAAGGCGTTGAAAGTGTAGCTGGTATGGCAACTGACGCTTCTGGTATGTTAAAAAATCGTATGGCTAATATAGGTGTTGCAACGCAAGCTGCGGAGATGCAAATAGAAGAAGCTGATATAGCTTTAGCAAATACATTAGATACATTAGCTGCAACAGGAGCAAGTGCTGGAGGTGCAACTGCATTGGCTCAAGCTGCGATGCAGAGTAAAAAAGGTGTATCTGCTAGCATTGAACAACAAGAAGTAGCTAACCAACAAAATGCAGCTAAAGCAGAAATGCAATTAGACCAAGCTAAAATGTCCGAGCAACTAAGACTACAAGGTATATCAATGTCTGAAGCTAGACGTATTCAACAAGCAGAAGTTTCTGGTAAAGACTACGTATTTAGAGCAACTGAAGCAAGAGAAGGTGAACAATTAGATAGAGCTCAAGCTCAAGTGGAAAATGCTCAAGCAGCAGTAGCTCAACATCAGGCAGCTAGAGATGGTGCAATTGGTAGCGCTATTAGCGGTTTAGGAGCAGTAGCTTCATCCGTAGGAGGATTAGCTGAGGCAAGTCAAGTAGCTAAAAACACTGCGAATACAGCAAGTGCGCAAGACTTATTTACAACAGCTTCTCAATCTCAGGCAGGTGTACAAAGCGTTACTACAGGAAACCCTCAAATTACTGGTCAAATTATTATACCTAAAAAAGTAGGAGGAAATTAAAAAATAATATATGAGTTATAGAAATCCAAAAGCAGCACCGATAAACACAGGAGCTGCAGTATACCAAGGCATACAAAAACTTGCTGGTGATGTTTACACATTTGCTAACGAAGAAAGAAAACGTAAAGGAGAGCTAATAGCGGAAAGTCTAGCTGCTCAACAAGCTATTGATGACGATGTTAATAAAATGGGTTTGTCGCTTGAAGAAGGTGAAAATAACTTTGAAAGGCAAATATTTGAAGAAGCCCAAGCCGCTAAGCAAAAAATTGCTGCTCAGTATGATGTAATGAGTAGAACATTTTCTAGTCCTAAGCAAAGAGCAGAAGCTAAAGCTGAAATAAATAAATTAAATAAATACCCTGAAAGTTTAGTAGCTGATCTTAGTACAGGTAAATACTTAGTAGACCAATTCAATAAAGGATTAATGGTAACACCTGGTAAAACCGGATCTATTAGTAACACTAACAATCTTGATCTTTTAGAAGTTGTTAAAGATATGAAAGGTGGGGGTAAAAATACCAAAATGGAAACCAACGCTGCCGGTGCAAGAACTTTAGTTACGACAGTTGGAGATAAAACTTATAAACTTAATATTTCAAATATTACAAACGGATTAAAAACTAATCCTAATCAAATGATATTTAACACTGTGGCAGATGACTCTGGGACAACAGATACTTATTTATCAGCAATGGGTTTAAGTGGTAAAACATTAGACTTACCCGCTTTAGCAAATAGCGGCATCTTTAAAAAAGAGTTAATACCATCTACTAAGATTGGTGAAAAAGGTAATGAAATATACACTATAAATAGAGATAAAGTCGAGGCCGCTGTATCTAACTTAAGCACAAGCTTAATTGACGATCCAAGTAGCTACACCTACGCAAACAGTATATGGCAAGATAAAATAAACGGACAAGGAACACTTAAGCAAGCTTTAGGTGAAAATTACAAAAACCGTGACGCTGTTTTAAAACAAATAAGAAATTACTACGTAGATGCAGCTGTAAAGAAAGCAAATCTAGAACACGGTATTTCCGTACAGCTACCTAAGCCTGGAAAACCTGATAAATATGAATCAGATAAAGATCTTGTAACTTTATCAAGAAATATTGGAAAAGAAGTGCCTGTAAAGGGTGTAAATTATAAAATTGTAGGTAATAAAGATGATAAAGGTACTTTGTACATACAAGCGTTAAGAGTTGACACAGGAGCTTCGTCAGTAGACACAAAAGGGACTATAAGCTTTCCTTCTTATAAGTATGATAAAGAAAATCAAATTCCCCTATATAATTACAACGAAAAAACAAAAAAGTATTCTTTAAATTACGGAGCTTTTAGAACACTAACAGGAAGTACAGGAAGAAAACAATAAACTAAATTAAACAACAATTATGAGCGATTACCGTCAAGAAGGAACAGGGAAAGTAATAACTGAACAACAACTATTAACACTTGCTGCAGACAGTGGTTTTTCTGTAGAAGAATTAATACAAAAAAACAATTTAAAGTTGATAACCGAAAACTCGGGAAATACAACAGGCAGTGCAGCAGGTGTAAATGCTCTGCCAAACAATCAAACAACACCAATCGATACGGTATTAGACTTGGAAAATGGTTCATCGGAATCACAAGATCCTGATCCAAAATCCAAATACTACGTTACGCCGGAAGAATTAAGTAAAGGAAGCGAAGAGGACATAGCTCCTTTTTTAAACAAAAAACTTTCTAGACTAGGTATAACTGTTGAGCAAGCTACTGCTTTAGGAAGCATTGATGCAGTATCGTTGTCAAATATAGATAAAGCTGATCCTAACTTAGGTATTTTAGCTGATCTTCTTAAAGCTATTAAAGTTGGAAAAAATCAAAGTAAAGAAGATTTACAAGCTTCTGCAAAAGCAATTAATCAATACATAAAGCAAAGTGGTAATTTAGACTATTTAAGTACTTCTGCCGGAAAGGAATCTGTAGCATATGAAAACTATGCTGAACAAATACAAGCACCTGACTTAACTAAAGACGAATTAAATTCTAGCATAAAAGCGGAAAGGCTAAAAAAGTTTCAAGAGGTAGACGATAGTACATCGACTATGTCCTTTAAAGAATACCGTGAGTCTGGATTAATGAAACCTGAAGAGGCAAGGTTTTACAAAGGAAGTGGAAGTAAAAAAATAAAAAAACAAGCTACCAAAGAAGACTTTAATAGTGCTGAAGAATTTAAAGCATATAAAGACTACCAAAAAAATGGTTTTGTAAAAGACGTTAGCGACAATGAAATAGCTTTGTACGATAGAGAACGTAGAAACAACTATGCCCTAGCTAAGTCTTCTGAGTACGTTAGCAACTTAAGCCCTGAGCAAAGAACGTCTATATTAGCATTAGCTTCTGAGGACGAAGAAAAAATATCTAACTTTAAAGACAATGCTACCGCTCTATTTAACACAAAAGAAGAATTAGAAGTAGCTTTAGATAATTATAGTAGGACTCAATCTAAAGAAAACTACCTACAAGCCTTTGCATTGCAATCATCTTATTTAAAGCAACAAAATGATTTGCAAAAAGCTCAAAAAACACTAGAGGACTCTGGTGTCGCGGACAGAGAAAAAGCTATTCCTTACGCTATTGACGATTTTAATAGAAATTACGATAGACTAGAGCAGCTCGTTTCAGCTACTAAATCAATGGGTACAGATGTTATGTATAGCATGGCTCAGTTAAATATTCTTAGAGATCCTTATTCTTTAATGAAAGTAGCAGCTGGAGCTAAAATATCTGCTTTAGTAGAAGAACAAACAAGCTTAGTTTCATTAGGTAGCAGTATGCAGAAAGAAATGGAAAACTTTCAAAGAGCAATAACTGTCGATGAAATAAGCAGCGTTAAAGATGCGGGCAGATGGGTTGCTGGATCTATACCCAATTTACTACCTTCTTTAGGTATGGCTATGACCGGACCTGTAGCTATGCCTTTATTCTTTTTATCTGGAGCTGGTGGTAAAGGGATGGAAATGGCTATTAAGCAAAAAGAAGCTTCTGAAAGAATGGTAAACAATAATAAGCTGTTAAAAGAAAATCCAAATATGGATCCATTGGAGCAAGCTTCTATTGAAACCCAAATGAATAAAGACGCAGACATTCTTAAAATAGAAGATTGGAAAATACTAAGCAACCAAGCCTTAGCGGGTATAGCTGAAGTAGCTTTCGAAAGAATAGGTACAATGCGACTTTTAAAAGGATTAAAAGACGGTGTTAAAATGCTGCCTCCTCAAACAGTAAAAGAGGGGTTTGAGTTTGTTAGTAAGCAATTAGAAAAAGGCCTTAGAGTTGAAGGAGGCTCTGAATTTGGAACTACATTATTTCAAAACATAGGAGATGTATATTTCTTAAATGAAGATAAAAGTGTTTTTGAAGGAGGTCTTGAAAGTTTTGCTCAAGGAGCTTTAATGGGTGGCGGAATTGGAGCCGTTACAGCATTTAAAGGTGTTAAGCAAGCTGTAATAAGCGAATTAGCAAATAGAGCAGAAGTTGATGAGTTATTCAATATAACTTCTAAATTAAGAAAATTAACAAATATAGAAATTCAAGGACCATCTGACCCTGCTTTAAAAAACTTAAACTTACCTACAGAAACACAACAAACTGTAGATGATTTAGTAAAAAAAGGTGAAGCTTTAGAAGACGGTGTTTTATTTAAAATAGGCACAGACCTATCTCCAGAAGCTTTAGAAAAAGTAGGTGAAGTTAATAAAAAAATACGTAGACTAAATAAAAGATTAATTGATGCTTACGCTAATCCTAATATAAAAGCTAGTGAACTATCAAATATAGAGAAAGTACTAAGAGGAGAGTTTAATGAATTAGCTGGAGAAAGAGAGCAGATTTTAACCAACGAAACAGATATAAAAGCTGCTAGAAAAAACGCGGCAGCTCAAGGGGTTTCTTTTGATAGCTCACAAGGTTATGAGTTTTACAAAACAAAAATGCTTGCAGAAAGCTCTCAATATGTAGCAAACAATTTTGCTAACTTATCACCTGAAGCAAAACAAGCTGAAGTCGATGAAGCTATTGAATTATTAAAAGAAGAACAAAAAGAAGGAGCAAAAGAACCTACTGCAAAAGAAATAAACGATAAGGCTTTAAATAATTACGTTAATAAAACTTATAAAGCAAGAATACAAAAAGGGCAAACAAACGCTCAAAAGTTTGCGGACGATATAGGTTTAAACGTTGAATTTGTTGTTGCAGAAACTAAAAAGGATATTATTGCTTTTTTTGAAAAAAGTGACCCAGGGAAATTAGACAAGCCTGCACAAAGTGGCAGTAAAACAACGCTTAGAGAAGCTATAGATAATGGATCTTACGAAGGAGGAGCAATATCAGGAAGTAATCAAATTGTAATTAATATGGAATCTTCTATTAAAAATAGGAGAACAGGAATATTTGCGCATGAAGTTTTACATAAATACGCTAGAGAAAACTTTGGTAAGAATCAAGACAATATTGATGCCGCAGGAGAAAGTCTACTAACGTATTTACAAAAAAATCAACCTGATCTATATGCTAAAGTTAAGTTTAGAATTGACGAAAGTTATGCTAATAAAAACATTGAAGGAGAGCTTGTAAAGCAAAAAGACTACTACGAAGAAGCGATGAACGCTATGTCTGATGTATTAGCTGATGGCCAAAAAGTAACAGAAAGCACAATCGATAGAATTAGGTTTTTTGCAAATAAATTTCTTCCAAGCACAATCCAGTTAAAAGACGGTGAAAGTGCATATTACTTTGTAAAAGATTATAATAAAGCTAGTCACTTCGGAGGAAAAACAGTACAAGATCCTATAGTTAAAACCGCTGTCAGTAAAGAAGATGAAAAATTAACAAAAGACAAGTTAAGTATTACTAAGTTTAATCAACAGCTAGAGCAACTTGAAACGGAGTATGAAGATGGTGAAATTGATTTTGATGTTTACGAACAACAAAAGGCCAACTTAGAGAGTAAAATTGAAAGAGCTGAGAAAGCAGAAGCAGCTGTAGTAGCTAAGGATCCTAAAAAAGACATTGAAGTATTTCACGGAGGAGCGGTTAAAACCGTAAACGATATAGATGGTAATATTTACTTTTCAGAAAGCAAAAAGCAAGCGGAAGAATATGCTAAAGGCAGCAACGGTAAAGTGCAAAGCTTTAAAATAAATGAAGCTGAAATTGCTACTGAAGCTCAAGTATTTGAAGTAATAAGAGACTTAAATATACAGCCAAGAATTGAAGGTTGGACAGTAGACGATTCTCGTTTATATGAATTAATAGATGCTAGATTTGAAAATGCTTTTACTGAAGAGGATTTAAACAAACTAAACGAAGCTCTTGCTGAAAAAGGTATTAAAGCAACTAGATTTACAGATACAGATTTAATAACTGGTAGAGACACCGAAAACATTGTAGTATTTGATAAATCCGCAGTAAGTCAAAAAGCCAAAGCATTAGCTAAGCCAAAACCGGTTAAAGCGGATAGCCAAGCATTAAAAGAGTCAACAGCTAAATCTAAAAAAGAGCTTGACGACATAGGTAACAATCCTGATGGTTTTAATAAAAATAATCCTAAAATATACACCATATTAAAAGGTCTTATAAAATCTAAATCATTAGTTTTTAAAACTAAAAAAGGTAATATTGTAAACCTTAACTCGCTTCCCTGGGTTTGATATGAACAGTATGGTTAGTGAAACTATAGCTAACATGCTTCCTTACATCGCTAAATTTGATCCAAAGCAAAACGATTCTTTGTTCGGTTATTTAATGGCTCAGTTAAACAATAGAATGAAAGGTGCTTTAAATACAGGTAAAGTAACAGATTCTGCTTTTGATGTTGACGTATCTGAAGCAAAAGGAATTACAGCCAGCGAACCAACTGCTCCAGTTACTCCGAAAAACCTAAATATAAAAATTTAGTACAACAAAAAGTTTTAAGTACAGATGGTTTAAAAACTGTTAGAGATAAAGTTATTTCATCTGTTAGAGTATTAAAATCTAAGTTCGATGCTTCCGTAACTAAAAACGTTAGCGTACCTCCAATTATTGCCGAGATAAAAAAGGACATTGGAAAACAAGCCGATATTGTACTTAAAAAAGAAATGGGTGGTATTAAGAACAACGAGTTGCAAAACTATCTTAAAGCTAATAAAAAGGCTATTCTGGAGAATATGACAACCTTTTATTTAACTAAAGCATTTCCTGAGGCTATACAAAAATCTGTAGGCGGAAAATATTTATTAGATAAAGACGGTAAAAGAGTTATAAACACTTTTGGAGACGCTACATTTGTTCCTAATTTTGTAAATAGCGACGTATGGAAAGGAGCTAAAGTAGATAGAGAAAAAACATCGACAGAAGCAAAAGGTAAAACATCAGGTAATGAAATAATAAGAAGAGTACCTAATATAAGCCAAGCTATATCGGACGAATTATTTTTAAGTTCTATTATAGGGACCTGACGGTAAACCTATTAGAGGTAGAAAAGAATCTTTAGCTAAAGCTATGGGTGAAGAAATTGCTTTTGATATTATTAATCAGGATTTAAAAACAGATGGACCTATTTCTGAAGCATTAAAAAATAATCAAGAAGCTTTAGGTGTTGTTATTACAGAAAACTTTGAAGAAGATATGTCTCGTCAAATTGAAAGAGGTAATATTAAGTTTTCAATTAGTAAAGACATTCTAGTAGGCGCGAGCATACTTGTTGATAATAGGTTTGATCAATCTTCTGAAGATTTTTATAGAATGGTATGAAAACTCATCTGATGAAGTAAAAGATGAATGGGATAACTACTGGTCGAAACCTTTTAATAAGATTTCAGCTGGTGTTAGAACAGTTTTTACAAGCCCTAAGTTTAAAAAGGAAATAGAAAACTTTAAAGAGTATCAAAAATATTTTAATCAATACGCGGAGCATACTACCGCTAGTGAACAGGGGTTACAAGAATTAGCAGCATTTTCTGAAAAATTAGCAGAAATAGTTCCTGCGGGATTATTTAAAATACCAGGTGTTTCAAAAACGTTTTTAGGTTTTCACAGCAGGTACATAAATACTAGTAACCCTTTAAGAAAGTTTATACAAAAAGCCTTAAACATAAAAGTTGTTGATCCTGGTTTTGCTGCGGTTGAAGCTGTTAAAAACGATATATTTGTAGTATCACGTAGTAACAAACTTTACAAAGATATTTTAAGTTGGCAAGCGAATAGCAAAGGAACTGCTGAGCAAAAAGCGCAAGAGTTTCAAGAACTATTTAGTGAAAAAATAAAAGCAGCAAGGAAAGCAAATACAGTTTTATTTGAATACTTAAATTCTAAAGCTTTTAAGATATTAGCTAAAAACGAAGCTCTAATACCGGGATATTTAAGATGGCTAGAATCTAATACTAATATTGGTAATGCTTTAAAAGCTTTAGCTGTTCCTGTTGGAATACAGCTTTTTGAAGGAAGTCAAGCAGTATACTTAGATAAAGACGGAAAAGGATATACAAAACAAAACAAATTAAAAACTCTAGAGCTAAACACAAAGCATCCACAGTATAAAGAAGCTGTTGCGGCGCAAAAAGAAGCTTCTGAAAAAGCTTGGAAAAAATTATCTAAAACCCAAAAGAAAAAAACCACTAAGCAAAGATTTTTTTCTAAAAGAGCAAATACAAATTTAAGTATAGATAAGTATTTACAACCCAAGGGAGAGCATCAAAAATCTGTAGGAGGCGCTACTATAGCTCTTGCTAAAAATACTTTAAGCATGCTTTCTTTATTGAAAAATAATCCTAAAGCGCTTGATAATGTATCTACTTTATTGAATGTGTTAAACAGTGAAGTTTTGTTGGATTTTAATCAAACTATTAACGCTAAGTATGTTTCGGATATTCAAGATGTTGCTTTAGGTGAAACAAACCCGTTCTTAGAAGGAAGACTTTCAGCTTTAGATAGTAAAAATAAAAGCAGTATATATTTTGCAGACGGTGTTAATGTATATAAAAAATCCGCTGATGCGATTAATAAAGTTATAACAAATTTAGACCCTGAGGTAATTGTTAAAAATGCTCAAGCTAGGGCTGAACTTGAAAGCCAAGCTTTAGATTCAGGCGTCAAATTAAGTTTAACTAAAGAATTTAACAATATAATTCAAAGAAATAAAGGTGTCGCTGCTGATGTTACTTACTCTAAAATAGTAGCTAAAAGAATGGGCGCGGGTATAGGTAAATATAAATTTTATATACCTTCATCTGCTGAAGATTTTAGATTACTTACTGGTTATACTTTTTCAGGCAAAGGAAAGCAAGGTACTAAAGATATGGCTTGGTTTGATAAAAACCTAATAAGACCTTATACAGAAGGTGTAGCTGCTATTGATGTTGCTAAACAAACAACTAAAAACGATTTCAAAGCTTTAAACAAGGCAATGCCTAATATAGCTAAAACTATAGGTGATTTAATACCTACTAAAGATTATACAAATGATCAAGCTGTTAGGGTTTATTTATGGAATAAAGCTGGTTATGCTGTTCCTGGTTTAAATGAAAAAGAAGTTGGAACTTTAGTTGCTTATGTAGCAGGTAATCCTGAATTATTAGCCTATGCAGAGTCCTTGGTTTTAATATCAAAAAGTAATGAATGGTTAAAACCTAGTGAACATTGGGATGTTGGTACAATATTATCAGATATAAATAACTTAACTGAAAAAGGTGGTAGAAAAGCATATTTAGCAGAGTGGATTGAAAATGTAAATGAAATATTTAGCGATGAAAACCTAAATAAAATAGAAGCTTTATACGGTAAAAGACATGTAACCGCTTTAAAAGATTCTTTGTATAGAATGGAAAACGGTACTAATAGACCGTCTGGAACAAATGCTCAGGTTAACAAGTGGAATAACTGGCTAAACAACTCTATAGGATCTATAATGTTTTTTAACCGTAGATCAGCATTGTTACAATTACTTTCAACTAGTAACTTTTTAAACTGGAGTGATAACAACCCTGTTAAAGCAGCGGCGGCGTTTGCAAATCAAAAACAATACTGGAAAGATTTTTCTACATTATTTAATTCTGACAAATTAAAACAACGTAGAGGTGGATTGAGAGCAGATGTTAATGAGGCAGAAATTGCAAACGAAGCAGCAAATTCAAAAAACAAAGCTACTGCAGCGTTAAGCTGGTTACTTAAAAAAGGTTTTACACCTACGCAAATAGCAGATAGTTTTGCAATTGCATCAGGTGGAGCTACTTTTTACAGAAATAGAATTAATACTTACTTAAATCAAAAAGATGCTGAAGGTAACAACCTGTACACAGAAAAGCAAGCTGAAGACAAAGCGTTTTTAGATTTTATTGAAGTGTCTGATCAATCTCAGCAATCTAGTGACCCGTCATTAGTATCTATGGAACAAGCAAGTGTATTAGGTAGATTAGTATTAGCTTTTCAAAATACGACTCAGCAGTATTCAAGAATAATGAAAAGAAGCGCATTAGACATTATTAAAAGACGTCAAATGCCTGGAACTACTTCTATGCTGCAAAGTGATTTTTCTAACTTTAGTAAAATAATGTACTATGGAGCAATACAAAATCTTATATTCAACAGTTTGTCCGCAGCTATATTTGCATTGATACCTGGATTTGGTGAAGAAGAGGAGGAAGAAGAAATAGATAAAAGCACTGCTGAAAAGTTAAAAAGAATAACTAATGGTAGTATAGATTCTATTTTAAGAGGTACAGGTGTTAGAGGGAGCTGTTGTAGCTCAAATTAAAAACACTATAATGGAGTACTTTAAGCAAAAAGACAAAGGCTTTACAGGTGATCAAACTTATACTATAATACAAGTTGCCAACCTATCGCCTCCAATTGGATCTAAGCTTAAAAAAATATATGGAGCTATAAGAGGTTATCAATACAATGAAAAGTTAATGAAAGAGCGAGGGTTTGATTTAACTGCTAATGGAAAATTAAATTTAAGTCCTTCGTATTCTGTTTTAGGTAGTTTGTCTGCTGGTGCAGCTAACATACCATTGGATCGTATGTACGCTGAAATACAGAGTGTAGCAGAAATGCTAGATAATCGTAATACTATATACCAAAGGTTAGCATTGTCTTTAGGATTTAGGACTTGGGATGTTAATGTTAAAAATGAAGAAGATGATTTAATTAAAGCGCAGCTTAAAGAAACTAAAAAAATAAAGCAAAAAGAAAAAGCTAAAGCTAAAAGAGTAGATTCCGCTAAGCAAAAAATAGTAAACAGAAAAAAAGCTTATGAATCTTTAGATGACAAAACTCAAATATATGTTGCTAATTTAAGCAAGAATGCTAGAAAAAAGTTTTTAGATAAAATAGCAAAACAATTAAAGGAAAAATAAAAATGAGCACCATACTCAAAACTTCCTTAAATAAAAAAACGCCCCTAATTAATTTAGAGGCGTTTTTTAATTATGTATAGCATATTATCCATCACACGCTAAACAATCTTCATTCATAGCGTTAGCTGCAATATCTCCACGTAAAACACTTTCAGTTCTAGTGTAATATAAAGTCTTAACACCTTTTTTCCAAGCATCGAAATGAACTTTGTTCAACCACTTTGGAGTAGCTTCAGATGGGAAAGCTAAGTTTAAGCTTACAGCTTGATCTATGTACTGTTGGCGTATTCCAGCCTGATTAACTAACTCTAGTTGATTGATCTCCTTAAACGTCTTAAAAACGTCTTTAACAAGCACATCTTCACCATTTAATAAACCATCTAGTTCCTTAACATCTTGCACTGATCCTCCATCGCTTAATATTTTATTCCAGACTTTAGAATTATTTAAGTTTAGCTCTTCTAAAACTCTTTCAAGCGTAGGATTTTTCCTAATAAAAGTACCATTAGCTCCTTGCTCAGTAAAAACATTAGCAGCCCAAGGCTCTATTCCTGGTGAGACGTTCCCACTAAGCTTACTATTAGATACAGTGGGAGCAACAGCCCGCAAATGAGTATTACGCATACCAGTACCAGCACACCAAAGAGGCTCGCCGTAATCTTCAGCAAGAGCCATAGAAGCCCTTTCACTCTCGATTTTAATTTGCGAAAATATTTTCCTAGTCGCAAACTGAGAAAGTAAACCTTCGAAAGGAATACCTCTGTCCTGGAGATATGTATGCCATCCGAGGACTCCCAGACCCAAAGCCCGTCCTTTTTGCGCGGACCTAATACTATTCTCAAATCCCCGTAAACCTTTTGCTCTCTGAATAAATTCTTCCATAACTCCGTCAAGAAAGTAAATAGAGTCATATATAAGGTTAGTGTCTTTCCATTCTTCATACTTTGCTAAATTTAATGATGATAAACAACATACAAAACTGTGTGTCTCATCGGTGTGTAATGCTATTTCGCTACATATATTAGTCATATGTACTTTTAATCCGTTTTCTTTATATGCTTTTGGATTTGCCTTGTTAACATTCCCTTTAAACATAATATACGGTTCTCCAGTTGCTTTTCGTTTTCTAAGAAGTTTACTCCATCTAGATCGAGCATCCTTATCTCCTTGTTCAAGGCGTCGCATAAACTTATCACCCACAACTGCACACTGATGTAAATTAAGCGATTGTCTGTTGACATCTCCTTTAGGTTCTCTAATTTCAAGCCACTCTTCAAAGTCATCGTGTTCAATGTTGATGTTAACCGATGCAGCTCCTCGTCTGACTGATCCTTGATTAGTCGCGAGTATTGTGCTATCATAGATTTTGCAAAAAGGGACAACTCCGTCTGATGTTCCATTACCTGTAATTTTAGTGCCAGCGGGTCTAATTTGATTTATACCAACGCCAACTCCACCGCCGTGCTTAGCGAGTAGCATCATTTCTAGATTTTTTTGACCGATATCTTGTATGCTATCAGCGACATCAATACCGAAGCAGCTAATAGGTAAGCCACGATCGGTCCCTGTGTTACTAAGAACCGGACTAGCAAGACATAGCCAACCGTTCCAAATATAATTAAAAAACGTTTCGGCCATTTCCGGTTTATCCAATCGCCTAGCAACTGCATTAGCGACCCTATAGTATGCTTCTTTAGGCGTTTCTCCGTTATATAAATATCCCCCGGATATTGTCTTCTTGTATACGTCTGTATCACCCCACGTAGGGTAATCTTCTCCTTTGATCCAATTTTCATTCCAACTCATTTATGTTAAATATAGTATTATGTAAGCTATTGCTACGTTTAAATTAACTGCGACTAAATTCCATTGTTTAGCCACAAACACTTGGGGTATTGATATTACACCTGCTATTATGTAAGTAATCATACCTGTTTTATCGGGTAGTAAATGAGGACTCATCATCATAAATGAAGTCCCCATATATCCTAGTCTACTCGAAAGTCTTTCCACTGGCGTCAGCCTCTTCTGCCTTACCAGATTCTGCAACCACTTTTTCTTTAAGTTTTTCGATAGCTTGCTCATAACTTTCCATGTTTTTAATTGTTTCTAATGTACCTATTGATAGGTCTTTTAAATAAGATAATTCATTTATCACTTGCTGAATAACGTTAGTTGTTGCAGCCATACGTTTTCTCTAAGTTATCTACTCTACTCTGTTTTTGTCCGTTCATATTTGTAAAACATTATTAATACTACTCTTTGATTTTTAAACTTATTTGGGTATTTACTATGAAAGTATTCTGACGGGTATGACAATAACCTATTATCTCTGTGCCCTATAACTGAATTTAACTTCCATTTTGTTACATCATTGGAATCTTCTGTTAACATACGATTAAACTCCTCGTTACTGGATTTTGTATAATTAAATTTATAATCCTTATGTTTCCCAAAAAGCAGTTCCATTAAGTTTAGCTTCATTGCTTTTTACATACAAAACGATTGCTCTATCAGGCTGTTCGCCTTCTATTATAGAATCATTATGTATACGCCAATCAGTGTCTTGCGTTTCTTTAGCTTCTCTTAAAAATGACAATATATTTTTAATTTTTTTACCTTCAATAAGCTCTAGCTTGTCTGTTATGTGTTTTGTTAAATCACCAGGTAATTCTTTCACCCAAAAAGATTTACCCGGCGTTTTAACTTCTTTAAAATTATTGCTATAACTTAATAAAGATTGAAAAACATTAGATGGTAAAAAATTATCTTTTACATAAATCATTTACCAAATATCTTCAAAGTTCTCTCCCTCGCTAGCTTTCGAATAATCCGTTGGCCTAAGTGCAAAAAAATCAGTATGAGTGACCCCGCCGGTAAGATGATAGAACCAATCAAGATTAGCTGCTGCCTTCTCGTCATAAGCGAAATAATTTCCAAGGTCGACGTAACCGAGTTCCACAAGTTTTTCATTTGTTCTCTTTTTTATAAAATGCTTTAGATCATTGGCTGATATTCCTTCTACATCACCCATCTCAAACATTTTGTTAATATAATTTGTTTCTAAGGAAACCATTGTTTCTGCAGCTTTTATTATATCTTCTCGACATAAATGCAGTAGTTGATCATCTTCTTCGCACATATGACGAAATAATTGACAACCCATTTTACTGTGTAAAGATTCATCTCTTACTGACCACTTCATTTGTTGCCCAATACCTTTAAGCAGGTTTCTAAGCTGAAAAGAATAAAGTACCGCAAAAGCAGAATATAAAGAAACCCCTTCGGCAAATGCAGAAAAAACAGCAAGAGACTTAGCGATACCAGTTCTACTGTTGCCAGTATAAGATACAAGATTATCAAATCTTTCCGCTGTAGCAGGCTCATGTAAAAACGCTTCATAATCTTCTAGTTTTAATGTTTCATTTAAATAACTATATGCAACCGCATGTATTGTTTCTTGCGAACCAAACATCATTGCCATTTGTTGTATTTCGTGTTTAGGAAACCACGATACGACGTTCTGGGTCCAGTAATCTGAAACGGCACATTCGGTTTGCGCGAATCCAAGAAGTATGTTCCCAACAAGGTTTTTTTCTTTTTCATCTAATTTTTCTTTCCAATCTTTAATATCGCCTTGCATTGAGATTTCTGTGTGTAACCAAAATGCTTGAGCTTGTTTTAACCAGCCTTCTGTGTAGTACTCAGGGTACTCAAAAGGTTTATATGCTATTCTTTCATCGAATAATCCCATATTACTGTATCATAAATTTAATAGTTGATAATTCATTTTCCCAGGCGCTTATATAAGCTACCATATCTTTTTTAGAAGTCTTTAAGGACACTTGTTTTATTTCTGATAATACATTATCTAAAAATAAATTTATGACCTCAAACTTCATTTTAACTTCGTCATCCATAAATATAAAAAGCTATATCTATAAATGGTAAGTAAAGCACATGGATATTTCTATCTTCTTGCTTATAGGTCCTAACACCGAACAATACACCGGGATACATACCGATTTCTATTGCCCATGCTTTTTTATTCTCGTCTTGTTTGTCCATAACACTGTATATCGTATTTAGTTTGTAGTTGCTTTTATATCTTTGTATTTAACTTTACCTTTAATTTCCCAACTCCATTTAACAAACTTATCAATTTGCCGCTCAGCGTATTTTTGTTTAGCTATCCTTTTTGCTTCTCTAGGATTAACCGTACCGTTTCGTCGCATTCTTTTTGGTTTTGAGGTTTGTATAATGTGTGTCCAGGAAATTGTTTAGATACTAATAGCTTAAACATTTTCCATCGCATCGGGAATGATTCATTTGCTCTACCTTTAGTTTCAATTATGAAATCATCACCAATAAAATCGGGTGTATATTTAATAGGTAGTATTCTTTTACAACCTCTATTTTTGTAATCACCTTTACCATTAGCTTGTCTTTCATAAACTTCGTTTTCAAAATGGAAACCAGATAGCAGAACAAAAGTTTCTCCTTCGTACTTGGTTTTTATTTTAGCTTTTCTTAAAGCTATATACATATACTTTTCCAGCCCGGAAGCAAAGTCGATACCATCATATGATACCTTCTTCGCTCTCACTGGTCCGCGCTTGCCGCTTCTTCTTTTAAATTGTTTTTTCATTTACTTTAGTATTTCTTTATACTCTTCAGTAGCATCTACCAAAGCTTTAGCAGGATTACCTGGGCTTTTAATTTCTTCTGCAATAACTTCAATATCTCTTTCTGACATTTTTACATAGTTTGAAATCTTATAAGGATCCATATCTTCTATCATTTTATCTTGCATGTCGTCTGTATAAGTTTCTTTAGCTTTTTGTAAATATAATACAGCATCCATAAGCTCTTCTTGCAAATGATTAAGCCATTCAAACATTCTTGATGGATCGTCTTGAAGTGTTACGCCGTACTTAGCAAAGCCTACATCAGATCTTGATACAAACTTGTCAACAACGCGTTCAACAACTGGGTCTCTAAATTCTATTTGTTTTTTATTCATTATGATTTGTATATTAATTTATGCGTTTATTAGGTTTATGTACGTTTTTATATGCGTTATACACGGTTTTTGTATTTAACGTGTGTTTTTATGCACATTATAATGTTTGTTTTACAAACGTTCCGTTAATCATTTTACCTTTACGCTGTGCTATTACTTTGTAAGCTGAATCAATACAGTCTTCTACATTAAGATTTTCTAAAGCAGCTAAGTTTGTTAATACAACTATCATATCACCAATAGCATCGATAACTTCTGGTTTATCTTTATTAAGTAATGCTTTAGCTAGTTCTCCAGCTTCTTCCATTAGTTTAACATATTGAGTATTAGAATCACCTTTGTCATATATACCTCTAACGTGAGCCCACTGTCTTATTAATTCAAATCTAGATGCTGCATCAGCTGGTAAATCAGAAAATGAATTAGCAAAAGCTTTGTTATATACATAACATCGGTTAGCATCGTACATAGACGTTCTAGCGTTAGACAATATCCACTGTATAGTTTTTTTAGTAATTTTAAAATTACCGTGTGATGTTTCCCAGCTTAAGTCTAAATTGTCCATTAATCTGCCTTTCAGCTTATTTAATGGACACGGAAATGTTGAGGTCTGCTCTGTAGCGTTAATTTTCATTTTATTGTTTTTATTAATTAAATTTTTATAAGATTGTCTGTCGACTTTATAGCCGTAAGACTTTTGAAGTTCTATTTCCATGTCAGACACATAATTAATGTCATCGCTAGTAAGTAGAACCTCGTATTCGTCTGGTGCATAGCCTTGTTGCTCCGTAACTCTTTTATTAATATTACGTGTAACACCAATTTTCTTACCAGGAATGTGGTAGATTGTATACATATTTGTTTTTATTTACCAACACTTAGTTCTGCTTTTATAGCAGGTAAAGGATTGTAGTTATTTAATTTAATTTCACTTTTTTCTGGAATTATTAACTTACCATAAGCATCCATCTTTTTAGATACTCTAATACCTTCTTCCAATGTTACATTAGGCAATGCTCGCTTTGGTCTATCAAAATATAGTTTAGCTTGATCTAAATGGTTATTATACAAATGACAATCACCGAGTTGCCCTACTAATTGTCCAGCTTTTAAACCAGCGCCTTTAGCTAGCATTTCCAATAACAAACCATACATTGTAATATCGTAAGGTAAACCTAAAAACACATCAGCCGAACGTTGTTGCCACATCAAATCCATAACGCCGTTGTTAATATAAACTTGAAAAGCGTAATGACAAGGAGGCAAAGCCATATCTTTCATCTCATGAGGAGCCCACGCGCTAACCATAAGACGTCTAGAGTCTGGATTAGTATTGATGCTATACACAAGATTTTTAAGCTGATCTACGCCGTTAAAATCGCGCCATTGTTTTCCATACACAGGACCTAATGTTTCATCAGTTCTACCTGAACGTTCATAGTCTGGTCGCCAATACTTAACACCATTATCTTCTAAGTATTTTAAATCAGTTCTACCTTGTAATATCCAAAGCAATTCAGTTCTCGCGGCATTAAAGCTTATTTTTTTTCCTGTAAGAATAGGGAACCCCAAAGACATATCGTGTCTAATCGTTCTGCCAAAGACAGACTTCGTCCCAGTTCCTGTTCTATCTGCTTTATCCAATCCTCTTCTGAGAATCTCGTCAATGAGTTCTTTGTATTCATTTTCTATGTTTATCATAATAGTATTTTGCGTATTCAAATATTTTTGTCCATATTTCTGTTTTGCCATAAGTAACAGGTGTAGTATTAACTTTATTATTGATTTCAATAGTTATATACCAAGCTGTATCGTTACGTGATTTTGGCCCTATTGCTATATTGTTTCTAATACACCAACGATAAGCTTTCCAAAGATTTTCATCAAATGGAACTTTACCCATATCGCAACGTTTCTTTTTTACTCCCATGGCATTGGTTCTCCATCTAAGTTAACAGGTTCGTGAGGTAAAAAGCAACCTGACTTTGGTTCCCATTTGAAATGAGCTTCAGCTCCATTTTCACCTAAGTTTTGAAACTTAACTTTAAGAACTTTACACTTAACAGTTTTATTTTCATAATCTCTATGAACTAATAACCCGTGATAAGAAGCATCGTACCATTCACCACCACCTTTAATGTTATACATAGTTGGTTCTTCAATCTTACCATCTTTGTCTTTATACATTTTAGTTGGGTGAGCAACAATAAATACTAGTACATCATACTTCTTAGCAAAGATTTCAATCTTGCTTAAGTACTCCATAGTATATCTATTAACGTCTTCAGTCTTACAATCTACGTCTCTAACTTTATTAAATGGATCAATAACTAGGCATTTAATACCTTTACGTTTAACTAACTCTGCTGCTTTCTTTAACACAGATTCTAAAGTATAACGTTCCATATCAATGTGAAAGTAATTGCTATTACAATGATCCGCTATTTGATTCCATCTATCACCACCAATATCTTCTTTAGAAGGCATACCTTGCCAAGTCTTACGCATTAATTTATGAGCGTGAAGATACGTTGGTACATTTTCTGGCGAAGCAAAAGCTGTTTTCCAACCATAGTTCGCATTATAGCCGACAACCATTTGATCGACAAAATCACTCTTACCGGAAGAAGGTATACCAGTGACAGTAATAAATTGACCGGTATAAGTTGAAAATATTTCATCAAAATTACTAAGCCCGACTTGAAATCCTTTCTTAAAGCCATTACGAACAAAATCCGTAATTTCATCTTCGATGTCTCTGAAAGTAGTAACATTTTCGAGCGGTACCGGCTTTGCTCCTGTAATTCTTGCTGTAAGCTTATCTGATCCATATTTTTGTAAGTATTCGTTTGCGTCTTTACAGTCTTCAAAAGTTGTTATAAAACAAACTTCAGACCCTAGTCTTCTTATTAACTCTGTTTGTAATGCTTGTCCTGCTTCATCTGAATCAACAGCTAGTATAATCTTTTCTTTATCTTCAAAGTAATCGATACAACTATCTAAGTAATCTAGATTGTTAGAGTTAAGCGTCGCTCCATTTGGTACTGATATTGCATTTGTTATTCCAGCTTCGTGTAGTGCAAGCACATCCATTTCTCCTTCAACGATAACACAATATTCAAAACCAACTATACTATCTATATTGTAGAATACTTTCTCAGCACCTTTAAATAATTTAAAGTTCTTTCTTCCATCTCGGTATTTAACATTAGTTAATTCACCGCCCATAAAATAGTTGAACTTTATTACATTCTCGGTCTTTTGTGTTTGTGGCATCCATTCAGGACCCTCAGTGACTTTTAAATCACTAAGAGTCTGTTTGGAAATACCTCTTGTACTAAACCAATCTTCAACTTTCGTACCTGGTTCTTCAAACTTGTAAGGTTCAGGCTTAACATATACTTTTTCAGCTTTACCTTTACGCTTGTAAGTATGTAGTTGAAATGATGTATTACAATTGTGACAAGTACCGAGACCCCGTTCCCAATCATAAGAAGCACATTTTGCTTTTTGATTTTTAGGTTTCCTTGTATGAGAACAAACAGGGCATGTACCCTGCTTCTTCCCTTCTTCAAGGCTATGCACATTGAATTCTTCAATCGCAAATCCATTGATCTCTGTTGTCTGCATTTAATTTAATTTAATTTAATTATTCTCCGTCTAAGCACTCGGGACATATATCGCAATAATCAAAGTCACACTTAGTCATGACTTCTCCACACATTTCGCATTGATCGCTAGAATGGCAGATCATCGGCTTGAGGAGCTATTGATTGAGCTGCTTGCTGAGGTTGATCAGTTCTAGGAGCTGCTGCTACATTATCACCGTTTGTCCATACTACTTTTACATTACCAAGATAAGTTTTAGGCGCTTTACCTTCTCTTTCTTCTTTAGTTTGATCTACAATAACTGGACCTTGATTTCCAAATTGATCTACTTCATCGTTGATAGTAATTGTGATTGGTAGGTATTTACCTTTTTTACCAACAATAACTTTGTCTTTTGGAATTTCACTTAAATTAATACTTGCTTTAATAATACTTGCCATAATTAGTACGCTGTTAATTGATTAAACATTCTTGTTAATTGTTTCTTAGTCGCTCCTGTAGTTCTTCTTAAATTGTCTACAGCTTTTACATGCGTCTGGTTTGTATAGAAATTTTCAGGGTTTGTTTTTAATCCTGTTACACTACACGTTCTTTTTGTTGATTTTCTCATAATTTGATTTAATTTAATTGTTATTAATATTATCGATTGTTGTTCGTATTCAGTTTGTAAATCATTATAATGTTTTTGTTACTAAGTATTGAGCTGGATCAAAGTCTTCGTTTTTATAAAACAATCTGTATTGTTCTATAGCTTGTTCAACTTTGTCCTTACCTCTTTCTAAAAACTGAGCGGAACAATCGAATATACCAATATTTCCACTTGTTTTATCTATAGCTACAAAAACCATATCCATACCAAAGTAACTTGAATATATATAAGCTTGGCTATCGTAGTTGTATTCCTTTGCGGAATAAGAAAACTTATCTAAATTAGAAGTAGTTTTCAAATCTACTATTAATTGTTGGGTATTGTTTTTAATATCACCCTTTAATTTCCACCACTCTCCACCTAGTTCTAAAACACCAGGCACTTCGTATTCAACATCAATATCTTGAATTAGATCTCGACATACTTTATTAGACATTAACTTGTCACGTAACAATTGCAGTTCATCTGCTTCTTTTTGTAACAAACACATTTCACCGCCGGATAGTTCTTTATAAACCTTAGAGTTTCTAGTA